TCCCTGTCAGCGCCCCGGTGATCCCGCCGTTGAAAGTCTGGCGTGCACTCCATGTGTTAGCCGTGCTCAACAGGGGGATCTTTTCACCGCTGGTACCGAGTTCTCTTAAACCAAGGTATTGGATAACGGCCAGTGTGCTTGTTTTAGCCAGAATATCGCGACCGACTGACGTTAAATCAGTCTGAGCTACCGTATCCTTACCAGTGAAATAAGGCAGTTTGTTTGCACCAGTCGCAAGGCCAGCGAGCGCGGTTAAAGTTGCATCCAGAGGCTGTTTGCCTGCCAGCGCATTTGTCATTGTTGTCGCAAAGTTCGGGTCATTGCCAAGTGCTGCGGCAAGCTCATTCAGGGTATCAAGAGCTTCTGGTGATGAACCAACCAATGCGGATATGGCAGCTCTTACATAAGCGGTCGTAGCAATCTGCGTATTATTTGTGCCCTGTGCGGCGGTCGGCGCAGTAGGGACACCCGTTAATGCAGGGCTTGCCAAAGGCGCTTTGAGAGCCAGGGCATTGTTGATAGTTGTGCTGAAATTCGGGTCGTTATTGATCGCAGCCGCTATTTCTTTCAGCGTATCCAGTGTGCCAGGCGCACCGTTGATAAGTGCAGTTATAGCTTCCTTAACAAAGGCTGTATTTGCGATCTGCGTGCTGTTTGTACCTTGCGCTGCCGTCGGCGCGGTTGGCGTTCCTGTCAGACTCGGGCTTTCTATTGGCGCTTTGGTATCAGCAAGATCTTTTACAGACTTAACGGCTTTAGGGGTCGCCGCCATTGTTTCGCTGTCGCTGTTAGTTTCGCTACTGAGCTGAACTAATCCCTTTTGCGTTGTGCTTGCATCCTGCGCCGTATACTTGCTTTTTGCCAGATCGTAGGCTTTTTTAACCGCCAGCGAACTTGCCGCAACATCACTTCTGGTACTGGTTACAGAGTCTGAAATATCAATGCCGATCGTGCGGTTAATACGCTCGGATGTATCAATCATCTCCTGGGTAATGGCAGATACGCCAGCAGGGATATTCACCGTACAAACAAGCAGTTCCCCATCTCCCAACTGATATGAATCGGTATAGGTTCTGGTAACAAATTCAGCCGCATGAATATGTGACGCTGTATTAACCTGATAGGTATCCTCTCCAAGGAGATATCTTCCCTTCAGCACAATTGCATATTTCTTACCTGCGCTAAGTGCAAGAGAAATATCCTTACGATGCTGAATAGTTACCTGGTAGAATTCACCAATATCCACCGACGCCGCGCCTGCGGTTTTATCACCATCCACTGAGGTGATTAACAGGTTCATCCCACCGCCAGGCTTAGGTAAGAAACCGGCATAAAATCCCGGGTCAACAATCCCCCTGAATTTTCGGTTTAGCGCGGCTGACAGATATGGTTCGTGGTATTGCACATCAGCCACCAGAGCCAACGACTCGGGTGATGGGTAAGTAACTGATGTAACAACTGTAACGTCATTCATCAAGCATATCCTTATGCTGTTGTCGTGTTTATGGCCATAACTGCGGTATATGTTTTGCCCACATACAGCGAGTCTTCCTGGACACAAATAATGGCGATTGGCTTGTTCTCGTTATCCAGAACAACCAGAGTGTTGAATGGGTAGTTTTTCCCTTCCTGCAACTGGCTTTGATCAAGGTCCATTCGGACAGTAATTATCCCGCCTGAGTAGGTTGGGACGAGGTTGATGGTGCAAAATTGACTGGTCAGTTCTGCCAGATCGAAAGCCTTTGGCAGTTCTCCAATCTCATAAGTGCCATCTCCTTTCTTAGTAACCAGTGAACTGGTACCGAAAACGGCCTTGCTGATTAAAAATCGAGAGCCTTTGTTAATGGACGATTCAGCGCGCCGCTGATAGTAATAGTCCAACAACTGACTCTTATAGAGGTTTGTTGAGACGTCAGACATGATTTTCCCTAATCAATGTTGTGAAGCCTCATTGTAAGAGAAGTAACTTGTCACCCCGCCCTACGGACGGGGTGATTGTCAGGCGTCGCTATCCAGCAACAAATCATCTGCGCGTGTGCGATCAAACGTAGGTGTCGCTTTCACAATAGTGCCACCAGGCGTTGCGGTGATCGGGGCGCTAATCGACGTAACTCCAGTAAGCGAAGTTGTATCCGAAGTTTCAAACCAGCAGAATGCTTTTTCGGTATCAGAAATCTCGTTCAAAGTGATCATGTCGGCCTGTTCATTTAAAACAACCGACAAATAGAGCGTAAGCCCATCAAACACTATATGCAGTGGCAGTAGAGGCTTTACGAACTGATTAAACTTTCTGAGAATTTCTTCTGTAATTGCGGACTGATCTATCGTGCCAGTAATACCCATTGTCCGGGCCAGGTCGTTTATGGGAATACTGATCATCCCTCTGGAAGTCAGAAACATCTCGCCGAATGTGCCGCCGGTAGTCTCCAGTGTGCTTTCTGGTATTAGAACTGTGCCATAGGGATGACGCTCAAGGTCCACCGGTGCATATATCGGATCCCATAAAACAGAAATACCGTTAAATTCGCGGTAAATTGTCTGGTTTATAGGACGTTCAGTTCCCTTAAAGTGGATCTCATCAAGCCGCTGTTGTAACAACATCGGAACGGAAGATGAGTTCGAGGTTCTGATAGTAAAGAACTGGCCAAGTTCATTTGTCCTGGTCTCCAGATCCTCCTTGCTCATGGAGAAAATAGACTTCCGGTTGGTAATTCGCTCCAACCATGGGTCAACAAAGGTGTCCATCATTGACTGAACCAAATCAGCCAATGATTTATAGAGCAATGACTTTTGCTTAGCTGATGTAAGCCGGTTATTAAACCAGGAACGCTGCATCACTCCTCCTCATACGAAATATTAAAGGTGGAGTTTTCTGTATCCAGATAAACGAAATCGTAAAAGCCGTTGGACTCATTCCACTCGACAAATTCCAGATAAAAGTCGCGGAAATAACCCAGCGTTTCGATAAACGCCCAAACGTCTTTTTTCTTAATCAGGATGTACTTTCCGACGCGGTTCGGATCAAAGAAAGTTGAATCGCGCCCAAATTTTGTTTCCAGTGCCGACTTCAGCTCATCGGTCACATTCTCAATGGTCAGGCTTGCCGATATCCGTCCGGTGATGGTTATCTTAAATGGTAGTTTTCTGACCTCTTTATACGAGAATTTCTTGTTCAACTCATTCGGCACCTTCTTAAAGGCGGTCAGGATCATTTCTTCAAGCTCTGACTGACTTTTATTCGGATGCCATCCTGAAATAAATATCTTATTGATATTCTGAACATTATAAGCACCATCTAATTTCTCTTGCTGGCCTTCGCCCCATGCCTTTACCCAGGACAGCCCCGGGATGTTACGAACCAGAAAATACGTATAGTCCCCGCCCCATACGACCTGATCATCATAGGCAAGGTAATATTGTGCACGGTTACGTGTGATCTCCGTTGTTTCAGCATCGGTACCTGCGGTTATAGGTGTCGTTGTCTTAACTGAAATCAAATTAGCTAAATCAGCCGCAGAATCGACAGGCGTCAGGTTTTGGCCAGCAACCAGGGTTATATCGCCGTTGGTGCACCATACCTTAAGCGTAATTGTCGAACCTTCTGGCGGTATTTGCCCAATTAGCCCATCGCCGAATCGAACCCCCAACTGCTCGGATGGTTTATAAAACTCAACGTAGACCTGGCTTTTACTACCGGCTAACCGGAACATAGTGCTGGAAGACCACTGCGTGGTCTTCCCATCGGTCGTCACGAATACTTCCAGCTTATAGCAGACAGCAGTAAGAGCCTTTGATAACACGACTTCCAGAAATTCTTTGGCTGCCGTAACGGTATATGTCACCTCCTGGATTTCCAACTGTGCCACTTCTACCGTACCGGTGCCGTCAACCAACCTGCATACATCCATAGTCATGTAAGGGTACTGGTCGTCAGATATTAAAGGCATGTTTTTGGGGATTACCGCTGGGGCATCTTCACTTGTGGCGGTGATCTCAATCATCCCCGATGACGGTGTTGGCTTGGTACCAACATAACTGTTCGTTTCTGCCGCAGCCAGGATAGAGGAACGCCGCGTCGCGGTCGATATAAAGCCTTCAGCCAGCGCCGCATCGGCATACTGAAAGCACCTGTAGACAATCTGGGTAATAAACAATGTCAGCATCGAGACAAATTGAGAGCCGACAAACTTCGACCAGAATGAATCTTTCTCGACAAGCTCTTCAAACTCTGCACGAATACTGTCTTTAGTCGGTGTTGTTTTACTCATAGCACCACGTCCTGTGTGATAGTTATATCCCTGATACGAATGGATATTTTCAACTTATCAAAAGCATCTCCCTCGGCTACTGACAAGCCAGAAATCGGTATGTCAGGTAAATCTACCGTCAGTTTTTGCAACAGCATTGCCTCAACCGCAATTTGAACATACGACAAGTTGGTCGGTTCGTGTTTAAACTGCGGCAAAACATTGCCCCATGACGGATCTCCGTATACCTCACCCTGATAAGTGTTCAGCCACTCATATAAACGAGCGCCCCAGGCCTCCTCCTGGGACTCATACGTTTTTACGCCGGATAACTCCAGCGTCAGTAAAGGATCAATTTCGTTATTGTTGGCCATCAATCAACTCTCGCGTAGTCATTCATCAACGGATCATCAATTGACAGTGGTACCGTGCGCATAACGCCCGGCTGAGGCGTGCTGACCTTTACGACAGTTCCCTGGCCTTTCGCCGAGTCTTTGGTGTGCTCCTCAATCCTGGCAAGCAATGAGGTCATCTGCGCAAACAGCCGCTTCGTTTCACCATCAAGTGAAACGGTATTATCAGCCAACTGCATTGTCGGCTTGGCACCGGAACCACCAAGGTCACTAATAACCTGCCCGTCTATCTGCATACGACCGGTTGGTTGCTGCAAATCGTTGGCGGCAGTCGTCACCTGGGACGTGGAGGCTGGTTCAGGCGCATTATTTTTCCGCATCCCCGGCGAGTTGCGGAGTTTATCGAATAGTCCATCAATCCCCATTTGTGCGCCGAGTTGGTCAAAGTAACTTGAGTTGCTGGCCACCGGACGCGCCTCTTCGACTGGCATCGGAGTATCAACATACACATTGCCAGCAGCTGTTGCGGTCCCCCTCCCTCGTGCACGTTCTTCGAGCGTTCCCTGAACGACTTCCCGACGCATACCCCGGCCATTCATGAATTTGTTGACCAGATCGTTAACGCCAACAGCATTGCCAATTTTGTCTACCAGACCGCCTTTCTCAAACGGGCTATCACCAGGGGTAAACGCCAGGCCAGTAGACTGATCGATAACAGCGTTATCAGGCAGTGGTCCCCTCACTCCATATTGCGCCCCACCCTGTGCTCCTGCTCCAGGTGTATAGATTTCACCACCTAAATAGCGAGCACGATGAGTATTGACCTTGATCGCGTACTCACGGTTTTCTTTCGATAAGTCACCTGTGCCTTTTTTCCACTTATTGATAGTGCCAAACCCAGCATTATATGCAGTGATGGCCTCGTTTAAGTCTCCATTGGCTTGCTTCAGATATTTGCTCATGAGAAGAGCCGCAGCTTCTGCCGATTTCACAGGATCAAACGATTCACCTTCAGCTAAGCCAGTCTCTTCACGAGCAATCCCCGTGAACTGAAACATCCCCAGAGCACCGGTTTGGGATTTTGCATACGGATTACCACCAGATTCAGTTGCAGCAATCGCGTAAAGAGTGCCTTCTGGAAGACCGTATTTATTCTCTAGTTCGGCAAAATACGGAGCCAACTTATCGAGATTAGCCTTACCTTCAGCGCCAAGACTTCCGACTTTTACATCCAAGTTGCCATTGTTGTAGGTATCCGCAGCTTTCTGAATGTCATTCCTGGTGCCAGTGGTATTAAGCGACGATGATGACGAGCTATTTTGACCAATAGCTTTATCAATTTTCTGCAACGCGCTATTGCCCGTTTCTACGGCATTTGCATTGATAATCTGATTGGCAGTTTGTTTTACTGTTTTATTGCTATCTTTCGCCGTGTCCAGTGCCGCATTTATCACGCGGGTAGCAATATTACTCTGTTTGGCATCGGATTCAGTTTTAGAATTAGACGTCTCCTGGTGGCTATTAACCGGAGCTTTTAACTCTGGAGTGATTTCTTTCGCATTAGCCTCGCCGATCGGATTGGGTATTTTTGATACAATCATTGCCGCAGGGGTATTTTTAACGGCATCAACCGCTGCATCTAATGCTTTACCGGGTAAATTTTTAACCCCATCCCAAATATTACCAGCCGCCTCTTTAATGTGTTTCCCTGGGTTCTTAATGAAATCAATTGCACTATCAATTGCATCACTGAAAACCTGTTTCAGGTTATCGACAGTAAAGAAGTCTTTGATGGCATCCAGCTTTTCAAGCAGCTTATTAGATGTATCGCTAAACCATGCTGAAACAGCATCACCAATCTTTGCTGTGTAATCATCGAACTTGGTAGAAATGGTGTCGCCAAGGTTAGAAATATAAGTTTCTAAGTTGGTAATCCCACTATCAATGGCCAGGGCAATACTTTCCGTCGAAAATGATTGCAACATATTGCCGATATCCTCAAATCCAAGTGATTTGAGAACCTCACCAATGGCGCTGCTAATACCAGATACCAGTCCCCCCATATCAAGAACATTAGCTAACGTATAAGCGGCTTTTTGCTGGAATGATGGATCTTGTCCTGATTTAAGCCCAAACGCTCGACGTTGCGCTTCTGTATCATTCCAACCGGTTACCGCATCATAAATACCTCCAGCCACTGTGCCGACTAGGGGAATTGCGCGTAACGCTCCTTTACCAACGGCCTTTAATCCAAGTTTACCTGCTGCCCGGGCAGCCAAATCTCCGCCTTCATGGGCGAGAGCCTTCTTGCCACCACCGCGTAGCATCCCTACAAGTTTCTTTGCCCCCAGAGCGCCAAAAGCGAGTGCTCCAGCTTTTTTCAGCATGCCACGCCCCATTAACAACGACGCGACGCCACCGTCCCCCTTCCCTAACAGGCTAAATAGTTTGGACAGCAAGCCGCCCTTCTTTTTCCCGGTGTTTTTGGCTATCTGATCAAGGGCGCTGAGAATCTTGTCATTGCCCTCTTTAATTTCGCTGGTCTGCTCCTGAAGTTCCTGAACCGTCCGTTTTTGGGTGTTAACCTGAACGACATCGGCACTATTTTGCGATTTACGCCTAAAAAAACCTTTTCTACGGCTGTTATCGTCATTGCCACGAATCACATCGGCAATAGACTTTCTGGCACCATTAAGCGATCCACCAACTTCTTTTGATATCCCGCCAAGCTCCTTCCCTGCTGCCCACAATGGACCAGCAACGGCATAACCTAACGCATCGACGGCACGAGTCTCTGAAGGGTTACCTATGCCTTCAGCTACTTTTGACAGTTTTTTTAATAAACCTGATTCAGCATTTAGACGCTCATCATCCTCTTTGCGCCAGGCCTTTTCAGCACGTTCAGCACGGGCATCTTCCGCTGCGGCCTTACTCCCTGACTTTCCAATAAAACGACCACGCGCATCGCGTTGGTTTTGGCTTTTTTGCGCACCGCCTTTTTGACCGAACATTTCGCGAGCGTGTTCGGCTGCTTCGGTCCGTTGCGCCTTTACATCTTCTGTTATAGCCTTCTTGCGTCGTTTTTTACCCTTTCGCGTAGTTGATTTGGCCTGCGGTTCCTGTAGAGCAACATCCTCCTGAACTACACGAGAAACGTCCCCTAAATTAAGCCGTTTCATTGCCTCAACAATAGGGTCCACTGATGGCGCATTGGCCACAAAGTCTGGCCGGGAATTTTCGATTGTGCGATTTAATGCCGACACACTGCGAGAGACAGGATCAACTGTAGCAACTCGCCCCCCTTTCAAATCTTCAACGGCTTCCCGAATACCTGCAAGCTCTTCCAGCTCTTTTGCGCTGGCGGTTTCAACCGTCCTTATCACATCGTCAATGTTGGCGTTTTTTCTTTCCATGATCTTATCGCCTACCGCTTCGGTTTAAGTTTTTCTTCCAGTTTCTCCAACAGGAAAAACGCATAGGATTCAGTGAGCCTTTCAGCGTCCTGAATCGGTATACCCCCATACAAAACCAGGTTGGACACTAAGGTCTGATAGCTTTTCAATCCCCACCTGTGGAATGAAGTCGGTAGCCCGAAAGGGCACCCACAGACGGGTATACGCACCCTCTGTGGACTCCTTTGTATCCTGGTTTGGGCATTTGTGCGGCGGGAGACGAAGACGCATTTCGCCTTTATCGATGTAGCACGGTAAACCATGTTCGAGCTTTTCATGAGCCAGCCGGATGTGTGCCGCCAGCTTCATAAATTCAGTATCAATGGCCATCCGTTTGATCGTTTCATAACGACGCTCAGCCTGCTCTTCACGAGTACCGCTAACATCGTTATAAAGTTCACACTGATAAGCGAATTCCCAAAAACGCAAATCAACGATCGCTTCTTTGAATTCCGCGTCGTCTTCAGGTGGCAATGCTGCACGGCGCATCTCCAGCATTTCCATTGCCCAACCATCAAGCGGCACGATACGCCATTGATAAGGTACTCCCTCTACAGACACCTCAATATCGTCAATGAAAGGTTCCACTTCCAGGACCTGGATATCTTCAGCCAGAGCATTCATATCGCAATCGTAATAATGCTCTTTACCGCAATGTTTACAGGTGTAGGTGAATGTCTCGACCGGTGTTTCACGGGAGCCGGTAAATATCCACCATAACGCGGTAATCCGGTCCTGCGCCGTCCATGTCAGGGGATCATGTTTCGCGGGTTCAGCCAGCAAGGCTTTTAAATACGCCGTTGTCTGTTGTTCTTGTTCCTCCGGTGTTATCGAGTTGAAACGCATCGCATCAGCAATATTTGGCTGACGGAACTGGATCAATTCAGTTGGCCGCGATGGTAGCGGGAAAAGAGGTAAAAGCATCCTTGCTCCTTAATTCAAAGAGAAAAACTAAAGCCCAGAAGGGAAGCTAAAGAACTTGAGGATTGGTTAAACGTGCTGTGCAATGCGAAGGTCATTGGGAATGACTTAAATTCCGTAACCTGATCTCGCGCATAGGTGACATCGCCGGTAGTGACCGGGAATACCGTCATCTCATTTTCCAGTTTGGTTAAGCCGGAAGACAGCAACCGATAAATACGCACATTGAGCAAATATTTAGACGGTATATTCCCGGTACCGTCTGGATTAATCACCCGACTTTTTGCCGTCTTAAACCAGTCCAAAACGAGGCCATCAACGGTATCCCTGACCATCATTGTTATCTGCCCTGGCGAACGCTCCGTTGGTTGAAGGATATTCCCTCCGCCGATTTTAATCGTTTCATATTCGATGCTGTAATCGTGGTAGGTAATGTCTTTAGCAAAGAAGTCTGCCCCCTCCAGACCATCAACTTCGACAGAGAACTGCCATCCTTGCGCGAACAGCATTTTGTTCATGATGATTGACGTCAGCTTACCAACTTCCCGCTCACCAACGCCGGAGCCAAATAATGTCGTCGTTAATGCCGAAGATACATAAGACTTTACTGAAGCAACATTAAGCCCCATATCAGCCCCCTCACTTCAACATGGATGAGAAAAGAACAATTCCCGGGATAATTGCCCTTGTTGCGCTCATTTTCTCTTCCAGATCCAGCTTTCGCTGATACAGCGTGTTCTCGTCGGATAAATTACTGGCATCGAGTTTCCCCGCGATAGATATTCTTCGCAGGCGATCAGTGTTAGGTATCGCGATTAGCACTTCCAGATAGTCAGAAAGTAACCCAATGATTTCAGGTGGCACATCCCCATTATCCAGATCCATATCACGCAAATTAGCCAGATATGACACATTCAGTGGGTATACCGCTCGATGGGTATCTTCAAGCTCGATATTCCCATCGTAAACATCGGAGTAGACAAGATCGCCGGTGTGATCTGTAACCGATACGAGCGCAAGAAAATCAACTGGGCAAGCAAGTGATTTACTGGCCTGATCGGTGATGCGTATCCGCTTGATGTGCCCCGCCCTATCCTGGTAGGTTCCCAATGCTTTTCTTAGCAGGGATTCCAGTAAGGCAGGTTCATCCGCAATCAAAGGTGTGAAGCGGGATTTGACGTCTTCGAGTAATTGTCGTGGTGTCATTGAAACCTCGTAGAATCTGGTGTGTTAACCGATTCTACGAGTAGTCATTTGTGACAGGTCATTTTGCGCGCTTCAGGCAGCCATCTTCAGGTGCCGCGTTGAAAAGCTCTGCGGCCTTACGTAGCGTAAATGTTGCGATTTTTTTTCCGTCTACGTATGCATCGAATGTTTTAACTTCCATATCAGGGGTATCTGACCAAAAACCATACCAGTAACTATCACCCACAGAGGAACCGATAGAACTGATAGGATATTCATCATCACCAACTTTCAGCGTTATTTGTTCTTTTTTAGCATCAAATGACTCACCGCCAGGTTCTGTTTTCATGAGAGTGAGTAGTCGTGTTCCTACTTGATTGGGATCCGTATTATTAAATCCAACATCGCACTCAAATGTAAGCGTATAATTATCTTTGCTGGAAACAGCATAAGAACGAACACCATGAGTCTCGCCGGTTGACCATTTGCTTACATTTGCCATTGATGAAAATGGAGTAAGCAAAGCAAGAATTAGAAAAAATCGTTTGATGCGCATTAATTTATCTCCTTTGGATATTAACGATTATCAATATTTTAATTGGTTATCCATAATATATTTACCATTCATAGGGTAAATTAAGCGCTTTTAAACCTTGCTGGAAGGTATTAAGTGAGCCGTTCTTTTGTTGTTCCATTTGTTCGCGTGCCGCTTTCTCATACTGCTCCATCCGTTGGTTATACTCTTGCAATTCCTCTGGTGAGAGGTTTCCCATTGGGGAGTTTGTACCCGGCCCCCTGGCCCGCTCTTCAAGCGTACCCTGCACGTTTTGATGGCGCATTCCCGGGGCGTTTCTGATTGAATCAATGCCATTTCTTCCAACGTCTTCTTTATTAACGGCATTGCTCGCCACCAGCACACCCCAGCTAGGGATAGCAAAATCAGGAGCGGTTTCGCATGCCTTTACCATATAATCGAAAGAGCTTCGATTGATCTCGTTTGCGTCGGGATTTAACAGGCGAGAATATTGATATTTAGCATTTTCGTTGGTTGCGACTTTATACAGTTCTTGCTGCACCATCGCTTCAGAAAGTTTAAGGCGTTTCATATCTGACAGTAACTTCTTGCGCATGGATTCGTCTTGACTGACAGCAAAGCCGTAAACGTGCCCAAGGTATTTCGTATAATCGGTACAAATCTCCTTTACGCTTGATGCTGCATTAACAGTCCCAGCCATAAATAATAACGGTAGTAATAGTTTTCTCATTATAACCTCACCTGCCTTATAACTCATTTAGGGTACATATTTTCGCCTTTAAAAAAAGAGGTTATTAGATCCATTTGTGTATTTATTAAACAAACAATGCTCTAATAAATTTGTATTTTTAAGTCACGAATGCTATCTTTTCGCATCATATTGACCTTTTAATCGTTCAGGCTTATAGTTCCGCCGTCGCAGCAAATTCTGCGACCAGGTTTGACAGCCTGAATACTTACGCGGACAACCGCACATTTCCGATATTGCGGTATTTTTGTGTCCGTAAAACCACGTTACGCCCGAATTATGGTGGGGCGTGATGGGGAGGCTTCGGCCTGCTGGTTTCGTAAGTGCCAGTCTGTCAACCCTGTCACGTCCTGCCACCTGTTTGACAGCGGGTCGCAGGTTGTTTATCAACTTACGAGGCCGTAACTATGGTTAATGCCAATCCTTGCGCACGCCAAGAATTCATCTGGCGTTTCTATTCCTGTAAAAAACACCACTATCACTTCGTTATCGCAGCAACAGAAGACGAAGCACGCTCCCAATTGCCTGATGGCCCCTGCATTTTTACTGCCCGTTTTTCAACTAACTCGCGCAATTCACTTAGTTACTGGAACCTCCCCTTCTCTGCCGACGTTCAGGGGGTTTTATGAAAAAACCTCTCGTCACCCGTAATGAAATAGCCGAAGCGATCGCTTTGCATACTGCCTGTATGCCGACACGGGAGATCCCCGGCGCAATTGCTAACTATTTCATGATAACCAGGCGTTTTTATACCCGAACAGATAAGGCTGTGATCAACAGGCTACTGATAGCCGAGATCAGGGATTATTTGATTGAACAAGGACGTCTACGTTACGCAACAGTGGCAGCAGAAATGAGAAAGGAGGCACATAGAATGACCGGTAATAATTTGAATGTTGAAAAACCAGCACCTGTTACGTCAGCTACGCCAGCACCAGCCGTGAATATTATCCCCAACACCGGAGACACAATCGACAGCCTGACACTGTTAAAGATGGTCAATGAGGCACGGAAATTATGTAGCGAAAAACCAGTTCGCAACAATGATTTCATTGCCAGAGTTAAGGATGAGCTTGATGGGGAGGGTTACGAAATCTTCGTAACCCCTATGGATAAGAAAAAAGGTGGAGCGGATCAGGTAGTTATAGTAATGACATACAAACAAGCCCTGCGCGTTGCTGCTCGCGAATCGAAAGCGGTCCGCCGTTCGCTGATCGACAAACTGGAAGAATTGCAGCAGGCAAACTCCCCTGCCCCATCGATCCCCCAAACATTACCAGAAGCTCTACGCCTGGCTGCCGAGTTGGCAGAACAGAAAATGCAGCTGGAACAACAGCTGGTGGCCGCAGCCCCTAAAGTCGATTTTGCCGACCGGGTATCAGTGGCTAATGGAATCCTGATCGGGAACTTTGCAAAGGTCGTTGGACTTAAGCAAAACGCCCTTTTCTCATGGTTGCGCCAGAACGGCATTCTCATGGCTTTTGGTGCGCGCAAAAACGTACCGCGCCAACAGTACATCAACGCCGGGTATTTCACGGTGAAAGAAGTGGTGCTGGATGATGAAAATGGCTACCAGATACGGCTGACGCCCCAATTAACGGGTAAAGGCCAGCAGTGGTTAACTCGCAAGCTACTTGATGCTGGTTTGTTAAAACCAGTAGCAATAGGTTAACAAAAGAAAAAAACCTGCCAGCAAACTGGCAGGTTTCTGAGCAGATCGTCCAACCCGATCTGGATCGAGTCAGAAAAATTTGCTCTAATAAATTTCGTTTTCTAAGTGCAAAGAATCACCATTTCGAGCTGGTGATTGAAGGTTGATGCAAATTTGGAGAAAAAATGCAACAAACATTCAATGCGGATATGAATATATCAAACCTTCATCAAAATGTCGATCCTTCAACCACTCTGCCCGTTATTTGTGGTGTTGAAATTACGACCGACCGCGCTGGCCGTTACAACCTTAATGCTCTACACAGAGCGAGCGGACTCGGTGCCCATAAAGCGCCAGCTCAATGGCTAAGAACGCTGTCAGCAAAACAGCTCATCGAAGAGCTTGAAATAAATATCCTCCGGCATAGCCGGAGGTTTTTCAAATGCGCCTATAAGGCTCTCTTACCAGCCGCGCCCTAACAGGCGCACACGATCTGACATTTGCATCCAACTTCGTTACTTACGGCCCGTAAACGGGCTGCCCGGATAGGGAATCGATAACTGCTCTCCCATTTTATCCTCTTCAAGCTGGTGCTTTATGTAATCCTGTATCTTCGCCGTGTTCTTACCCACCGTATCGACGTAGTACCCTCTGCACCAGAACTCCCTGTTCCTGTATTTGAATTTCAAATCACCAAACTGCTCGTAAAGCATCAGACTGCTTTTCCCTTTCAGATATCCCATAAAGCCGGATACGCTCATTTTGGGCGGGATCTCCACAAGCATATGGATATGATCTGCACAGCATTCAGCTTCAAGAATCCGTACGCTTTTCCACTCGCACAGCTTTCTCAAAATACTGCCTATTGCTCTACGTTTCTCTCTGTAGAACACTTGTCTTCGGTATTTTGGCGCAAAAACTATGTGATATTTACAGTTCCATCGGGTGTGCGCTAAGCTCTTTTCGTTCCCCATTGGGACCCCCTTTTGATTTCTTGTTTGACACTTGCAGTTGCCAGACCGCAAGGTGTTTTAACAAATCAAAAGGGGTTTTAATAACTGGCTCAAAGCTGAAAGCTTTCCGGAACCCCCAGCCTAGCTGGGGGTTTTCTGTGCACAAAAAGAAACTATGCAGAATTGCATAGTTTCGTTCGAAGGCCGTGGCGGCGGCACTTTTGCCCATGAATTGCTCGCTGTGGAGTACGCAGGCTGGATTTCTCCCGCGTTTCGGCTGAAGGTAAACCAGACATTTATCGACTATCGAGCCGGAAGATTACAACCTGCTATTCCGCAGAGTCTCCCTGAAGCTCTCCGTTTGGCTGCCGACCTGGCAGAGCAAAAGCAACGGCTGGAGCAAAAAATGCTTATGGATGCACCTAAAGTCGAATTCGCCGAACGCGTTGCTACCGCCAGCGGGGTTCTAATCGGCAACTATGCCAAAGTGCTCGGCCTGGGCCAAAACTATCTCTTCACCTGGTTGCGTGATAACGGAATTCTGATCGCAACCGGTGAACGCAGGAACGTCCCCAAACAAGAATACATATCCCGTGGGTATTTCACCCTTAAAGAAACCGTGATCGATACAAGCAATGGAAGCAGGATTTCTTTCACGACTCGTATAACCGGCAAGGGTCAGCAGTGGCTGATGAAGCGATTGCTTGATGCTGGTGTGCTGGTACCTGTCGCGGCAACGCGCTAACAGACGTAGTAAGAACCACCAGCATTGTAATGCTGGCTAAAGTCACTTTCCTGAGCTGTATAACGATGAGCGATTTTACTTTTTCTGGCTATGAATTGGCCTGCTTTGTAACACACTCCGGTCTATCCCGTAGCGCCTGGCATATCCTGTCGCAATGTGCAAATCTCGCGGCAACAACCAGTGAATACTTCATTCACAAGCCTCACCGCCTGATCGCGGCAGAAACTGGTTATAGCCAATCAACCGTCGTTCGTGCATTCCGTGAAGCTGTAAACAAAGGAATCCTGTCTGTAGAGATTGTTATCGGCGATCACCGTGAACGTCGCGCTAACCTGTACCGGTTTACACCATCCTTTTTGGCCTTCGCACAACAAGCCAAAAATGCGCTGATTGAAAGCAAATTAAAGATCTCTTCAGCGGCAACCAAGGTTAAAGCTGTTCTCGCTAAGACATTGGCTTTATTTAATTTTTTATCCACACCCCCATGTCAAAATGATACCCCCTCCCCCTGTCAGGATGACGTGGCAATAAAGAATAAGAAGTCACAAGTTAAAAAACAAAAAGATCAGTTTCCGGCGGTGCCGGAACGACCAGACTCAAAAAATTGACTTCATGGATCGCTGAGGCAAAAGCAAAGGCTGACAATCTGCGGTTATCCAAAAAACGCGCTCAAAAACATGAGTTCAAGCAGAAAGTAGAGGCGGCAGCGCGGAAATATGCTTACCTGAAGGACAAGCGTTCTCCTGATATTGGCGGGATATCAAACTTCGATAATCTGCCGCATTGCATGACGGTAAACGAAGCTCTTAATGCGGTTTTAGCCAAAAATAAAGATAACGAACAATGGGGTATACCGGCAGGATTCAGAGGGTGATAGATTGCTCTAATCTGGAGTCACCTGGCGTTTTCAGTTTGAGGTCGGAGATGCAATCTGATTTTTTACAGTTAGCGATCGCTTTTGCAGGGCATCTTTGAGACATATCCATATATAAAAACCCAAAGCCAGATCAAAACTTGTACTGATAAAAACACAGCTAACCATCACAACTTGTAACGTTTATAATGAGTAAAAGAGTGATACATTGCTACTTTTACATATTTTTTGACTCAATTCATGGATAGTAATGGAGATGCATAATGACTTATGCTGGCACACAAACAGCAGATAACGCCGGGGATACCATGAAATCGTATGCTATTTGGAATAATAAAGGTGGCGTAGGAAAGACCTACTTATCTTTCGCTATGGCCTGTGAATACGCAAGGCAAAATCCAGAAAAGCGTATTATTTTTGCAGATATGTGTCCGCAGGCTAACTTATCTGAAATATTGCTCGGCGGTAACGGTACTGGTGCTGCTAACCTCGCGAGCTTAATTCAACAACGAAAAACTGTCGGTGGGTACTTTGACAGAAGAACTCGCAGCCCCCACATGCTTACCGGTTCAGAAACAAGTTTCTTAATTCATGTCTCTGAAATTAACGGGCATGTCCCTGACAATGTATTTTTGATTGCAGGCGACCCAAGCCTGGAAGTTCAGGCGCAAGTAATCAATCAGTTAAGCAGCGTAAACTTACCAGTTGACTCATGGAAAAGCATCCACCTGTGGCTACGAGATTTGCTTGTTGCATGTGCACAACAACAAGGTATCGAAGAAACCATTTGCTTTATTGATTGCAACCCCAGTTTCTCTGCCTATACCGAACTATCACTGATAGCAGCAAATGCAATTATAATACCTTGCTCAAGTGATGGTTCTTCGGCTCGAGCAGTGGATAACCTAAGCCAGTTGGTTTATGGCGTTGGAGTACAAAACGATTATCGTTCTGTTAACTTTTACGATCGGTGTCAACAGTTTGGTCTAGCGGTTCCTGTCATTCATTCTCTAGTTTTTAATCGTTCGACAGAGTATGACAAACGAGCAAGTAAAGCGTTTTCGGCAATGTTCGACGAAATCAGGGATAGAGCTGAAAATCTGCGGACGAATAAACCAACAGCGTTCCAAGGCGGAAATTTAAAAACGTTTACTGTGCCAGATAACCATTCCGTAGCTATAGTATCTTCCCATCTAGGAAGACCTCTATTTGATATAAAACCCGGCAGATATCAGATCCATGACACTGAGCCACAAATCAATAATGAACCATTAGAAAGATATGGTGCAGCAATTGAACGTCTTGTTCAGAGTTTATAGTGGCTTATCTCAGTCATAATGGCTGAAAAAAGGCTGCAACAGAGGTTGCAGCCTTTTTTATAAAATTACATTAACAGATTGGTAGCGATAGTAAATTATTATTCCATCGATTGTCTGCATACGTTCTAATAAACTGCCTTCCACCATTACCAGGATTAACGACCCCAACTTCTACACGATTACCTGCATTATCTGTTACATAGAATGTATGGAGATTATTATCAATAGCATTAATCACCTGCTCAACAGTCCATTTCCCATTGCCAGTATTAAATTGAGGACTTCCCACATGAGTAATATGCTCATGGATTGATTGCGAGCCGGAGAGGGTAATGCAAGTAATGCGTACATCAGCCATATATACTTCCTTTATTCTATAGATTATAGGAATTGTGCCGCCTAAAAAACAAACAGCACAATAACAATAAAGAAACATACACACAACAAAAACTAACGCTATTTATTGATAGATTTGCCTGATGAATACTAGCTCTCTTTGCTACCTAGCACTCAAACAAATAACAGAAGAAAGCCCCAGATAACATTACGCGTCCGGCAAGACGCTTAACATTAATCTGAGGCCACATCTATGCTTAGCATACGTAGATTAACCCTCTCCCCTTTTAAGGGGTAAGGAATTTTTTACTGCTATGCCGCCTTTCCAGTTATGGATTCAGCGACCAGAACAACCCCATGCTTACTTCGATCTGGGTGTTCACTCCATATCTCGGATTCAGGAATACTTACCCCGTCATAGCAAACACGTTCGCCGTCAAACGGGTAATACTGAGCGGCATCGGTGTCGAGGATAAACACTTTTAGCTCGGAAGAGCGACGGGCGATGTGTTGCCAAAGAGCTTTTCCACCTTCGTATTGCTCATTATCACTGAGCAAAACAACACCAGCTTTTGAGGCTACGGTTTCGTAAACAAAAGTAGCTAAACCTACATCCCGGACAGTTCCATCAACCACAATACCTTCAATCTGGGCAACATCGCTATCCTCCCAAAACTTCCTTACCAGTACGCCTTCAAGCTGCGGACGACGTTGAAGTTCAAGAGTAGCGACAACCTTATGGCGCATATCACCATCGATAACAGAAGGCGCAGCCTCTATTACAGCTGCAAATGGGGTTTTGGAATCCCATATAACCTGGTAAAGCACACCCTGGATGGTAACTCCGTCCAGGATCGAAAATCGACGAGCGACAGTACCCGGGGAGTACGACATTGGAATCACAGCCATTTTAGAGTCCCCCTTTAACAGTACAGGCACAAACATCTACCTCAATAATTGTAGTTTATTAGAACATTAATAATCTAACATAAAACTCCAGACAATGTTATCGATGCATTTTTATATAAAATAGTTATAAAAAAAGCTCCCGTAGGAGCTTTAAAATACAAGGGATGACTCTTAATCCCAATCAATCCAGTTGTAGACGATACGAAGTGACGGGCGCACAGCGGCAGTCACATCTTCGGTACTAAAGTCGATTGCATCACTGTAGATTTTGCAGTCCAACATTTCAATTGTTGTAGCAGCTTTTGTCACAGCGTTAACCCCGGAAGATTTGGATTCAGGGGTCGCAGCCATCGTGATATCAACATAGTCCTTCGCCGCAATGCGATCCTTAATGAACTGAAGAATATCACCTTCGATAGTCTCCACGCACTGGACCTGGATTTCCCCAGAGTTTCGAATTGGACCGTGCTGGTTGAACTTCACACCATTCGGACCATAGTCCTCCACATCCTCGCGGGTCATTTCAGGGATTTGCGACGTGCGAACCAGTACGCTGATATCTTCATGGCCAGCAAAAGTGAGCTGGAATTCAGAAGATACCAGTCGTTCACCTTTGGCCGCGTTGGCAGTATAGCGGCCCTTAATAAATTTACGGTTTCCCTTAGTGTTATTGTGCCCCATATAAAATCCTTTTACTGGAACGCCCGAACAATATCGGAGCTGTTATATATCGAAGAACCGGTCAACTGGAGGTTGACGGTGTTTTTCAGGAAATATCCATTACTGTCCCTTGGCGCATCGAGATCAAAACTTAAGTCCTGGATGGCGACATCGGTGATGTTGATCCGGCGACCAATGTTTAGCGTCACGCGCTCCGGGATTCGACCACCAACATTGGCCGCTTTTAGTTCCGGGCTAATCATGGCTGTCAACGCGGCGATAGCGCCTGAAACTTCAATGAATGGATTGTTCAAAGCAATGAAAGTTACAGGCAGCGTGAACGTCGGCGGAGTCCCCCCTTCCCAAACCATTAAGCTATTCCAACGGGCAACCGATGTTGTTTCAGTACCTACTTGCACAAAACCACCCAGAGCACCAGAAACAGATCCCATGGACATACCGGTAAACGGCGCTTCCCAATTCTGGGCCATGTTCATTGCCGCTCCCTGGCTGATATATCCGGTAACCTGGTACTGAGAGTTCGTTAAAGTAACTTTCAGATATGGCGATACACCGTCAGCCTGGCTGTAAACCCCATAAGGTATAGGTGCCATTCAAGTTAAAGGCCGGAGTTCTCCGGCCTCCTCCTTTAGCCAAGGCGCTTACGGCGCAGTTTCATTGACTTTTTGCGGGCAAGTTTTGCCGCGCCGGTCTGGGCTTTTCGACGCGCTTTTTTCAGCGCCGATTTTTGAGCCGCAGTCAGACGTTTTTTACGCAGGCGTTTACGGATGAGTTTGATCTCACCGTTACGAACAACCTTCTTAAATGCTTCAGTCAGCATTTCATCAGAAGTGCCAGCAACAACAAACGCCGCTTCCAGTTCGTCACGGTCGTCGCTATCTAAACCAGCGATAGAGGCACCAACATCAGCGGCTGCGTCGTCGTCTTCATCGTCAGCCAGTGCTTCGATCAGGTCATCATCTACACCGCATGCTGCGAGGAAGTCAGCAACATTTGCCCATGCTTCGTTATAGGCATCGTCCTGTTCTTCTGTAACTTCGGAGTCGTCGTCATCAGAGATACCAGCGATAGCCTGAACGAAACCATCAAGGGAGTCGAAAGTCAGATCACCGCTATCAGCCCAGGCGAAAACGGCGTCGGCCGCATCACTCAACGCATTCTGCATAGCACTTCGATTTGCAGCTTCCAGAATCATCTGGTGCGCCTGTTCGACGGTCCATTCTTTACCGTCTTTCCCTTCCAGGATTTGCTCAGGAGCCGGGGCAGATGGAACGTTATCGTTAGTCTGTGCCGCCGGTTCCGGATTATTATTAATAACCGGATCTGTTGGCGGTTCGGCGCTTGCTCGGGCAGACTCCATCAGCTGCACAGGATCAGAGTTCAAAGCGAAACGGGACAGTCCATTCCCCAAAAATGCCCCGGATTGAAAAAAGTTTTTGCTCATTGTATTCCCTTACTTAATAAGCAGCGGTACGCCCTGGATACGACGGGCTACGCCAGTCGGGCAGCAGGCCCAGACTACTTCCCATTTATCGAATTCCGCCTGCGTAACTTTCAGCACATACGGTTCTGTACCGTCAGCATCAGGATCACGAGGAGCCACCAGAGCGCCGGAGGCGACAAAGCGATCCAAAAGTTTGGTCATCCCTTTAGTCAGACCAGCGGCAGTAATACCGTCAGGGCTATGCTTCATCTGGCGGGCTAACTGGACAAAGAAACGGCTGATTGCATTCATCAGGGATGGGACGTGCTGGAAGTGCAGATAGTTATCCTGCGTGCAGCAAGTTAAAGCATCGTCGATGATCATCTGGCCAGAGGTGCCAACAGATACTTTATTGAGGCGGCCCTTAACCATTGCTTCTTCGTCCGGGGTATCTTCCGGATACAGCGGTTGAATTGACGCACGAGCAATGACGGCACGTTCTTCACCAGCCGGTGAGTAATGCCAACCGCCGACATCAGAGTTTTTCTTGACGCCACGAGCTTTCGCCGCATACGCCGCGCCAGACAGACCGAAGACCACACGGGATTGGGTCCATTTGTCTTTGCAGGAGAACGGGAAGTGATAGACAGCACAGCTTACATAATCGGTACCAAGTAAACCGGTATCTTCAACAGCAGAGAGCGCTTCCGTATACGTCAATGTCGGTTTGACATCAAAGAAGCCATCAATCAGGCGATCTGCACAGATTTTACCTAATGCGGTGATAGCCGCATTGTCATAGCAGCCCAGGCCGAGAACAGCGGTGTACATGTACGGCGCATTGTTCAGCACTTTCACCGCACGCAGGTAAGCAGCAGTGGAAATGTTCGACTGATCGCCGTTGGTACCGCCAGTGAACGCCAGCGATTTTTTATTTGTTACTTTCGCCGTCGAAATCAGCTCTTCATTAACAACCGCGCGCAGATATTTAGAACGGGCTTCCAGAGCCGTAGGCAGATAACACAAGCGGCCCATGTCATCTTTCGCTTCTTCCGCCAAAGACACAGTGTGTGTCTCCAGGGTCGTTACCACGCCGAGCGAAGTCGTCTGGGTCAGTTTTAAGAGGAAGCGTTCATTACCCGCGCTGTCCGCTGTTGCCGTTTCGATGGTTAACTCACGGGTAGGTGAAATACACGGATCACCATCATCAACGTAGATAGCAAAGGCTTCGCCACTATCAAGTTCAATTTCAGAACCGTATGGCAACGCACTGTAAGCCGGTTCGCCTGATTCATCGAACATAATAATCGGGAACTTCGCATCATCCGGAACAGCACGAACAACATAACCTGACGTTTGCTGAATAGCTTCGTATACGTGGCGAATTGGTTCGAACTGTGAGCCGGAAGACGGCTTCAGCGGTTCGCCGAGAACATCTTCGTAATTGGACTCAGTAACCGCAAGAACAGTAAACGGCTTGCCACGCGCAAATACGCCAATACCAGCCCACAAGCTGCTATTTAATGCAACACCGGTAGATAACGTCGCATCGGCATTGATCGGGCTAACAGCGACGCCGGATGCATTACCTAATGACTGTTGAATTGAATATTGAGACATAACTTTCCCTGTTATGCGCCCCGCACGGGGGCGCTATGTTAAACGGAGAACTTCCCCTGATTACTCAGAGTCACCGGCATCAATCGTGTCGCCGCTTATAAAGTTAAGCCCGCCTTTTTTGGCCATTGTCAGCGTTACACGAGTGAAGTAATCAGCGCCGTTGCGTGGGTGCATATCGTTGATAGCCGAACCCCACAGCGTGGTACGGTTGACCAGCGCCGGAGTGGTCGGATGCTGGAACGGGATGGCCGGGACAGCATCACCAGTCACGAAGCCTGCTTTACCCGGATTTTCATCACGGACGTAGCACAGCACATCCATCGAGCTGAACTGAATGTTCTCTGTCGTTAAGTTCTTACAAATACCAGCAGGTACTTCGTACACTTTCACGTTACCGAACAGGGTACCGATGTAGTGAACATACGGAGTCTGGATATAGTCTTCGGCTGGCTGGAAGAAATCCTTCGGCAACTGTTTGAAGAAAGATGCTGCATCAGCGCCAGCAAACATCCCCATCGCACCAGAAGATTTAACGCGCTCAATAATGTCGCGATATACAGTCTGGAATTTGCCACGAATGATGGTTGCCCATACATCAAAGGACTGGTTAACCGGCAGAGCGATGTCAAAGGTGTCGGTCGCAAGAGTACGCCAGATCATGATGCGGAGACGCAACATATCCTGTTCATGGGACAGGTATTCTTTCAGGGTGCGGAACTGTAGGGAACCCAGGTCCAGACCAAATTCACGCTGTGCTTCATACGCCGCCTGTACCGTGTGCTCAGCCGCGATAACGAACTGGCTTGGGAACAGGGTGTATTTCTTCATTTCGTGGTTGATCAGCGGGATCAGCTCAGGAGCGGCTTCAATATTGATTTCCGTCTCAATTGCGATCTCAGTGCCTTTATCCGGCGCTTTGGAGAACGACAGGGCAATCTGACCAATGTTGTAGTTCAGAGAGCAAGTAACAGTGATTTGCTCACCAGCAGCATTAGTAAACGAGTGAAGTAGGCTGCCGGAACCGTTATCAACAACAGACTTAATACGGTTAACGTAGATGTTAGTGCGACCTTTTCGGATTGGTACATTCTGGCCTTCGAAGTCTTCCATCTTGAAGGTTGCGGTTTTGCTGGTGCCATCGGAGCTTGCCACCAGCACATAGCGGCGGCGTAACTGGCTGTACACACCGACGGATTGCATGTCCAGAACATCACCAGCAGCATAAGAACCAAAAGAGGAACCTGCCACGTTAAAGACTTCATAGATGTCGGACTGGTCACGCGTAACCGGAATGAAGGTACACGCATCAGCGGTAGCTGCCCCCAACTGAACAGGCAGGATCATCGCGAGGAATAAAGGCAGACGCATAACACCGTCAGAAACGCTCATCATCTCTGCTGCGACGGATTCCAGCATCGCTTTATTAGTGGCATCCATGCTGTTGCGGGTGGACTCAATCAGGCAGTTTTCCAGCGTCTGGTGGCAGGAGGCCAGAATTTCCGGACGCGGCATAGATTTATGTGCTGCGGCGTAGTCAGCCAGTGCACTTGCCCACGCTGTAGCGATTTGAGCGGTGGCATTATCAGAGATACCCGCAAAAACCGGGTCTTTACGTGCAGCTTCAAGGATAGATGCGGCACGCGCGGCATCATCTTTGATGAATTGGTTATCAGTACCGAACTGTGCTGTACTTGCCCAGCCAAGAACGGCTTTAGAGCGTTTTGCGATATCTGCAATACGATTCTGGTATTCGCGTAAGTTACTCAAGTTACTCTTCCTTAAACACAAGGCACTTGTGTGAATCCCTTTTCGGAAGAGATTTTATTGAAAGTCACTTGTTGACTTTCTCGCGAAAAGTAATTTTTAAATTTTTTGTGCGGGGAAGTGGACGGTGAATGCAGGCGTTAAATCGTGGGAATTTCAGTCTGAAATTCTCCTAAAAAACACATGCAAATCATAATGTTAGCAATGAAATTGGTGCGGGACATTTTAGGAAGGGGAGGGGCTAACACCACCTCCCACCAGCGGGATTATTCCCCAGCAGACATTTTCCCAATGATTTTTTTTATTGCTTCGTCAATTTCAGTTTGCACTTCAGACGGGAGTCTGGAGAACTCGTAGGCGACAACCCGTTTTTTCGGATCGGACTTCTTTCGAGCATATTGGCGACGGTCAGAGAAGTCTCGCAGCTTCTCAACCACCACAGATTTAACCGGCGCGGGCTTCAGGCTTTTGCTTTCCGCTTTGAAGATAGCCAGTATCTTCGCTTTATCCTCTTTCGCGCCCTCAGTCTCTGCAATTCGTTCGCGCACCGTATCAACCAGCTCTTCAATAGGCACGCTTTTAGCGTTGGCATCCTCGGAGATCTGGAGCAGTAACTGGTAATCTGGCAGGGCGAGATCGCTGGCAACAGGGAAGACAGCAATCATCTCATCCGGCACCGCTGCCGCCTGGAACGCGCGCGTAACTTTAGCCTTTGAAATGTTCTCAGCGCGGGCGATCTCTTCTTTGGTCATGCTCTTACCATACATAACCTCGAAGCGTTTACCCAGTTCGCGCAGGGTGTGTTCGCGGGCTGTCTGGATATCAATGGCCAGCTGGCGTGCATCCGCCAGGCTGATCTCATCTTTCGTCACCAGAATCTCAAATTTCGTTTCATTGAAGATACACGCAGCGCGGCGACGTGATCCGTCCAATACCTCAATGCGCTCCCCAACCATACGACCGATAGCCGGGAAGAACTGTTGCAATTTAATGGTGCGGGAAATATCGCTTACCGACTCAGGGGTGAGCAGAGACTGATCGCGGCCGTTAACTGCCGGGTCAACGAACGTGCGCGACTCAATCTCACCACTCAGCACAACGGTAAGCAAAAATTTAGCCTGGCGGCCAGATTTTAGGGTAAAGGTTTTGGTGCCTTCACTGCCTTCAAGCATGCGAGCAAACTCGGAGCTATTCTTGCCCAGCACTCGTCCACGGGAAACTATTTTTTTCATGCCGCCTCACCCCTAACAAACTCAATTCGATCAAACACAGCCTTAGTGAAACGCTCGGCCTCGGTTCGAGCCTTCTTCAGCGCCTCTGCACTGCCTGGATACGATTGCGGGTTGGCACTGATTACGGTGTCGAAAGACTCGCCGCATCGCTCAAATCCATCCAGACGAGGTAGAGAAGAGTCCAGAATGTTGCTGGCGTAAACCTCACGCGCAAGGCTGTGTGATGTCTCGTGATCGCGCTTGCCGGTCATCTTCGACATAAAACCAATGCTGGCGCTTAAACGCGGTTCTACGCCTTCCTCCTCCAGTTGCTCCAGCATTTCTGGCAGACGGGTGAGATATTTCAGTGTTGAGTGGAAGTCAACCTGGGCTGGTGGGGTAGGGGTAAGCAGCAAATCGCTGGCCGCCAGACCGTTGAGCAGGAACGGATCCAGGTGTGGACCGGTATCAATAAAGATAAAGTCATAATCATCCGCAACACGATCAATGATATTGCGTCGAAGGATTTCGTACTGATTTTGTCCGGGAAGATGCTCTTCAACCAGCTCTTTCCATTGGCTGGCAACAAAGCCATCGTCGATAGAGGCTGGAATCACGTCTACGCCAGGAACGATGGTCGGACGAATCACCTCTTTGCGTAGCGTCTCCGCGTCCAGGTCGTTCAGCATCGCCTGCGCGGCGGTTTCCAGGATGGAACCAATACTGTGAGTATGGTCGAGGAACATTGTGCTGGATGCCTGAGGGTCAAGGTCAATTACCAGAATGCGCAGATCGTGACGCAGTAAATCCTGATGCACACGCAGAGCGTGCGCCAACGTGACTGTGGAAACCGTTTTGGATACGCCACCCTTCAGGTTTACGACAAAAATAACGTAAGGCGATTTGTGAATGTCGCGATATTTTGGGATCTTACGGTGGGCATAGATATCAATGACGTTCTGGATGGTCAGCGCGTACTGTTCAACGTTACCGACCTGTTTCTTGTTGAACTGGTACCCATCATCTTCCATCTCTTTGATGGCCTGCTCCACAATGCGGCGGCTCAGCTTCGGCAACTTTGCCACAGCGTTACGAGTGAACGTCTGATAATACTCGGTCTGATTGAACTCTTTGCGCTGATCTTCAATATCCTGACTCATGGCCTTAAGTAATGCGCTTGCACGAAGAGCTATGGTGCCGACACCGCCGTAATCGCGTTTCATCATCATCTCCTTATCATTTCGTATGAGTGAATTGTACGTTTGATTCTGCTACGTGCAACTTATTTTGATTCGTGCGTAAATTATTGCACGTAAAGAAATAGCGATGAGGCTATTAGATGTGTGCTGGAGGGATGATGCAGGACCAGAATGTGCGATAGAGGGAAGTCGCATTGAATTATGTGTTGTGGAGGGATCGCTGGTATCAAATATGTGCGCTGAAGGGAAAGATAGAAGATTAGATGTGCGCTGGAGGGAAACTTGGATGGTTAGATGTGTGCTGGAGGGAATGTCTGGGCAAACTGCGTGGCGCAACCCTCCAGCGCACACCAAAAACAGGAAAATGGGCAGGCATTCCCGGCAGCGCACATTTTTCAAATGCAGCTGCCCTCCAGCACACACTTATTCGGGGAGTTTCAGCTTTGGATTGCGAGAATGGACGATTACAAAACTTTCCCGGCCTTTCTTCTCAATAGAACAGTCGAGATAGCCGATTGTTTTAAGCTGTTCTATCGCTTTCTTAATGATACGGTTTTGCTCGCCAACAGCTGACTGCAAAGCCAGGCGCTCACGGATTCGCGCGAACGATAGCGGCAACGGGTTCTGCGGAAGGCTTTCGATGAAAGTGTAAATGGCTTGTGCAGCTTCTTTCTTCGGAAGGGCACGCAAGGCGTGGTGTTGCAACAGAACGCGATAATCAAGCTGGAACAGCTCCCACAACTTCGAATCAGCCTCCAGCTCTATCAGATCAAGGTCAGCATCAAAACGCCCGACCTTCAGCAGACCAGTCTGATAGCCGCCTTTAGCATCTTTTCCGCGCTTAAAAGCGATACCCTTGTTACGCAAGCGTCCAAGTGATTCATGAATGGTTAAACGCAGTTTCGCATCCAGACGTTTTGAGGGGAAACCACAGGCTTTAGCGAATTCCTGAAACGATAACTGGATGGTGTTTGAGGACAAGCCGTATTTGCTGAACGCGTAGATGACACCGATCCACGTTTTGAAATCAGTATCCATATCGAGTCGAGGACCGGTGATTTTAATATCATCGTAACCCTCGGCTTTAGCTATCTCCAGCTGGGAAAACGCTTTGGTGGCATCAATCTCTTTACTTTCTCCTTTGCTCTTTGATGGCTTCGGCACGAATACCCCCAAGCGCATCAACGCTACAGGCTGCACAGTGTTGTTTGAATTAACTGTTAGTTCTTTTGCCTTACTTTCAATGTCTGCGTAAAGAATATCGGAGATAAATGATTGATTCATATTACTTTTTCCGAAATGTGTGGATAGTTTTTATAAGTGGTGATAACTACCCAGGCTTTCCCGTCAGCACACATCCTATATCCCGCCAGCACACATTAGCAACCCGTCAGCACACATTTTTATCCCTCCAGCACACATCGTTTTCCCTCCAGCACACATCGCGATACACTTCTAAGCCAGACGTGGCGCGGCCTGCAACGATCAGGGATCTATATGGATCTAATTGGGATCTGTATGGACCTGATTATTGGATCTATCCAGTGGATAATGTGGATAAGTGAAAAACCGGCCAACGTAGCCGGTTGGAAGGGAGTCGTATTATTCTACGCTTTCGATGAGAAGACCATGTTCATAGCATTTAAGCTCATCGCCCTCGTACAGGAATTGGTATCCAATACCACCATATTCAGGCACATTAGGGAATAACTCATCACTTACCGAAGAACAAATCACACCAATGCAGCGATCAACGCCTTCTCGTTCTTCAGTGCTGAAAAAATCCTCTTCGGTAAGAACATGAGTACATTGCTCATCAGCATAGGTCGGAAATACATGCTCAATGCAATCCGGGTGTTTTAAACCAAGCTGATCGGCAAGCTCGAAAGCACGACGGTATTGTTCAGATCCTGGCTTGCCAACAGTGATTTGCTCAATTTTGTAGATTGAAGTCGCTTTGTTGATAGTTTGCTTTACTGTTACTTTATCAGACATAAAAATCCCTTTTAGTTACCGCTAATAGCTCGGTTGTAATCATTAACGTTGCGATTCTTCCTGTTAATCCCCATCAGCATCGTTTCTGTATCGAGGATATAAGCTGGCAGATCATCAAAATATTCACTGCTAAACTCTGGCATCCTGCACATAAATGCACTTTTGGGGGCAGGGTGGTTAACCTTTGTCGGCGTCGGCGTTAAATTCGCTGATCGACTCCCGGAGCAACCGCTGAGTGTCAGCAGGAATACGCTGGCGAACATTACCCGCCGCAACCAGTTGTTTCTGAACTTCAGCTTTTCGTTCCATTTGCCTGTCAGCATACTTGGCTTGTTCTGATTCATTTTTCACTTCCTGGCTGTGAAAATGTTGCTCTGCTTTGTTCATCGTCTCAATGGTCTGGTTAAGATCCATTATTGACTTATCACGTTCCTTAACAGCCTGATCAAGACTGCCAATTTTCTCTATGGCTTGCTTTAGCTGATGACGTTCCCATGCAAACCCAGCACCAACAAGTGCGCAAATCAGAACAAGAACACCAGTAGCAGCAAGTTTCTCCTTCAAAGACAAAGCTGTTTTTAACGTAGAAAAGAATGACATGTCTTCCTCCTGAAGAAAAATTATCAATGAAGTCCTTTGTTACTGTGCCGCTTTGTTTAATTCATCAAGAACAGAATCAGGAACCAAAGCGGCAACTGCGCTGGCTGTGCTGGCCTTATTTGCTGATGCTTCCGCAAGCGCGATACCGATAGCATGGTTATAAGCAGTTATGGCTACGTTGGCGCTTTCATTCGCTCGTTCATACTGCTGTTGTAACGCAGTTGTGGGTGCTGTTGTCTGGTTGAAAACAATCCCAAACTGTTCAGTTGCTACTTTCAGAGATTCAATTTGCTCTTCTGTTAGTGCTGGTGGGGGAGTGGCAGTGCCGCCGCCTGAACCAGAGCCTGACGAGCTTCCTGAGCCAGTGTTAAGGGTCTGGTTAATCTCCCCCATAGCAGCGACTAAACTTGATGTATTAAGCGCGTTTACAGCGTCCTCAAGCGATTTAGTAATAGTCACATCACCAATGGCAATAGAGATCGGCAGTTCTGAAACTTCTCGCTCATTAGCACGACAGTAAACATCCCAACCAATATCGAGTTGAAGGAGCATTGACAGATCAGCATAACCAGCCAACAGGTCCGCGTGCTGAGTTGCCAGCCCTCCAATATTCGTTAAACCGGTTGCGGTTGTTCTGATCGTTGAAACATAGCTGGTAATAGTGTCGGGATAGACAATTGTATCCAGAATTAATCCGGTCAATTCTTCTGCAAGCAGTTTTGCTGTGTTAGCACTGTTTCGTGCCGATGTTATGGCACCAGGTGTTTTCATCCCACCGGCGGCGGCCAATTTTTTATATGCGGATAACTGGTAGTCTTTTTCCAGCATGATATCTCCTAACTTACCTGAACCAGGCCGTCTCCGGACGCTACGGTAGAGCCGCATGAAACAGGATCACCAACGCATACGATCCCTTTCCCGTTGACGGTAAACCATGCCCTGGTTGATATAGCTTGCCCGCCGTGCGTGCTGTTCCCATCGGTATGCTGTGCATATTGCTTACCATCAACTAACACTTCGACTCCGTTGACTTTAAGTAGTGGTTCGCTCTCTACGGGAGGCCTGGATGGGAATCCTCCGTGCCCCGAACAAATGCTGTCTTTTGTTGCAATACTTGCCACGTCATCACCAATTATTTGCTCTGATTTTCGTTATTTTAACTCAGGTTGTTTGTGGTCTACATGGAGTTCAACTATTGTAAAATTGCTCTAATAAATATTGTTTTTTATGTCGTATTTTCGGTACCATTCAGCCATCGCCCTTCAATGGGCATTTGTTTGGAGTCGTCAGATGCAGATGGAGCTAATAAGCCGCAAAGAGTTCGATAGCCGTGTAACCAGCGGTGAACTCGACAACTTGCAGGCTATCAAGGTGAAAGAAGGCTTTTGCCTCATTGGGAATCAGAGCGGAACAAATCGCGTTTTTATGCTTCGCCGTACGGATTTGAAGCCATTTGTCTGGAAGAACGAAATTGGTCCCAGCTCATACGCTCAAACGAGGGGGTGCCACAACCTGGCCTTTTTCTACAAAGACGAGCTTTCTGTGGTTGATATTCAAGGGTTACAACATGTTTAAGCACTGGAAAAACATTACTATTTATAAACTTTCTCGTGAGGCGGATCTGACCGACTTAGAAGATAAAAAGAAAATGATCCTTTTCACGCCATGCGGTAGTCAGGATATGGCTAAGTTCGGTTTTGTATCGCCATTTGGTGATAATTCCGAAGTTATCGCTATGCATGGAAATGGTTTTATCCTTGTTGAAGCAAAGCGCGAAACAAAAATTCTTCCCCCGCCGGTTATCCAGCGAGCTATTCAAGAAAAAATTGAAAAACTTGAGCAAGAACAAGCGCGTAAACTGAAGAAAACAGAGAAGGACTCCCTGAAAGACGAAGTTCTGCATTCTCTTCTGCCACGGGCTTTTTCAAAGTTTTCTGTTATCCAGGCGATCTACGACGGTTCAACTAAACGTATCTATATCAATGCCAGCGCGCGGCAGGCAGAGGATATGCTCGCGCTTATGCGTAAGTCTCTTGGTTCTCTTCCTGTTGTTCCCCTGAGTGTTGAAAATCCCATTGAATTAACGCTGACCGACTGGGTACGTGATGGTAGTGCTCCACAGGGATTTCAAATGGGGGATGCGGCAGAACTTAAGGCAGTGCTTGAGGATGGCGGTATTGCCCGAGTGAAAAAGCAGGATTTGGGAAGCGATGAAATTTCCACACACCTGGAAGCTGGCAAGCTCGTCACTAAGTTGGCACTCGACTGGCAGAACCGCATTAAATTTACACTGGACCATAACTTCAGCCTTACCAGCGTCAAATTTGCGGATGAATTGCTTGAGCAGAACTCTGATATTGATAGTGAAGATGTTGCGCAGCGACTGGACGCAGATTTCTTCCTGTTAACCAGTGAAATTTCGTGCCTGGTTGATGCTCTGGTAAATGCCCTTGGTGGAGAGGCTAAGCAGTGAAAGAGCTGTGCTATGGATCTGTTTGCAGTGGAATTGAAGCCGCGAGTATTGCCTGGGAACCGTTGGGTATGCGTCCGGCGTGGTTTGCTGAAATCGAGCCTTTTCCATCTGCCGTTCTTGCGCACCGCTGGCCCCATGTCGCCAACCTTGGCGACATGACAAAACTTGCCAAAAAAGTCCTGGCTGGGGAAATCGAATCCCCTGATGTGCTCGTCGGGGGAACACCTTGTCAGGCATTCAGTATCGCGGGCTTACGTGGTGGGCTTGATGATGAACGCGGCGCGCTAACTTTGAAGTATGTGGAGCTTGCAAATGCAATTGACGACAAACGGTCTGAGTCCTTCCTCAAACCGACAGTTATCGTCTGGGAAAATGTCCCAGGAGTCCTGTCATCGGCAGATAACGCCTTCGGATGTTTCCTTGCCGGATTGGCTGGAGAAGATGCGCCATTTGAACCAGGTGATCGACCTGAATCAGGAAAAAGTAACGCGTTCTGGCGGTGGGATGGCAAAACCGGTTGCCATGCTCCAAAGTGGCCGCAGTGTGGTTGTATTTATGGACCGCAGCGAAAGGTGGCCTGGAGAATCCTTGATGCCCAATACTTCGGAGTGGCACAACGACGCCGACGCGTGTTTGTTGTCGCAAGTGCTCGAACAGACCTCGATCCCGCAACGGTACTTTTTGAGTTCGAAGGCGTGCGCCGGGATATTGCGCCGAGCCGAAAAAAGAAGGAAATCGCTTCCGCCATTATTGCAAATGGCGCTGCAATCAGTGGCGAAAGCCTAAATCCATGCCTACACGCTGACATTCCACCCGGTATGAAATCGACGAAAGCCGTAAACGCTTTCAGGATGGCAGCATTTGGGGAATATATTGACGATGAAACCGCATCGACAGTAAAGGCAAGAGATTTTAAAGATGCCACTGACCTTGCCGTTTTTAGCAGCACAGGAGCAGGTTTTTGGTCAGAAGGGCATGGTACATTGCGGGCACGTGAGCAAGAAAGCCATGAGCATCTTGTTACATTGGCTTTTCCTGAGCGTATGAGCGGTACACAACATGCTGCAACTAAGAATACTTCACCATCTCTAATGGCTAAAAATCCAACAGCTGTTTGCTATGAAGTAAGAAACGCAGAAGTAGCTGTCCGCCGTCTTACCCCTGTCGAATGTGAAAGGCTGCAAGGTTTTCCTGATGGGCATACGTTGATCCCGACGGAAAAGCGTAAAAAAGTTAATTCAGATGAACTGGCATATCTTCGCAATCACTATCCAGATTTAAGCGAAGAAGAGGCCGCGATGCTTGCAGCTGACGGACCGCGTTACAAAGCGATCGGCAATAGTATGGCAATACCAGTAATGCGCTGGATTGGCGATCGGATTACTAAGGCCGTATGTCGGCAGAAAGAAGGAAGTAAAACAAAAGAGCGAAAAGTTAAACCAGCGGCAGAATTCGAACGGTCCATATTCAAATGGGCTGGTGGAAAATTTGGTGTTCTGGAACAAATCTTTCGCTATTTGCCAGAAGGGAAGCGCCTGATTGAACCTTTCGTTGGTGGCGGAGCTGTCTTCATGAATGCCGGATACCAGGAAAATCTGCTAAATGATGTGAATGCTGACCTGATTAACTTTTACAAGACTCTGCAACGCGAGGCGCATTCACTTATCACTCTGGCACATCGTTTCTTCCAGGACTACAACACACAGGAAGGATACCTGGCAGTACGGAATGCGTTTAACAAACAAGTCTATGATGATTTACATCGCGCAGCGGCGTTTTTGTTCCTGAACCGACATTGTTTTAACGGATTGACGCGTTACAACCAGGCCGGTGAGTTCAATGTCGGTTATGGGAAGTATAAAACTCCGTATTTCCCATTACAGGAGATGGAAGCCTTCCTCGGTGCGGAAGGGCGGTCTGAGTTTGTATGCGGTGATTTTGCAGCGGTGATTGAAGCTGCCGGAGAAGGAGATGTCATCTTTTGCGATCCGCCGTATGAACCGCTTCCAAATACAGAGGGATTCACGAACTATTCCGGTCATGACTTTAAGTTTGAAGAGCAAAAACGCCTGGTGTCTCTGTTGACGGATGCTCATCGTCGAGGTGCAAAGGTTCTCATTACTAACAGTGGCGCGCCAAATATCAGAGAGCTTTATCATGACAGTGGCTTCAGAGTGGAACCTCTTTTTGCCAGACGTTCTGTGTCTTGTAAGGGGGACACTCGAGGTGTAGCTCATGACGTTTTAGGTATATTGCTCTAATAAATTTATTAGTGTAATATCGCCTCAATGAATCGTGATTTATAGAGCGATTTAGTTGTTAGCCGCGACAGGCGCGGCGGTAAGCATGGCTGGGCCTAGTCCTCCCAGACAAACCACCGAGTTGCCAGGTTGACCATGCGCCTAAGTGGCAACTCCGAAGTGCGTTACGAGCTTCCAGTTTGCCCATCTTCGGGTGGGCGTTTTTTTTCAGGGTTTTCGTCATGGTTAGCGACTTTGCGGCGGTTTAGAAACTGACCATTAAAGTAAATGCAAACGATGATCTGATGATGGTAGCGGCCTAAGAAGCCAGACGCCACGGGGTATGAGTCGTCCCCCGTCAAAAAATCGACCGCAGAGTGTCCCCGTCTGTGTATTAGGGAACGGGGAGACACAACAGGTAAGGGCGCTGGTGTGATTAACCAGATGAACGAGAAGGGGCCATCTGTTGGTCAGCGTCCTTTCCTGTTGCGTTTTCTTTTCAGCGTAACAGCGGTGCTTAACAGCACTTTGGGTACAGTTCCACGAATTTACGGGTATATCCCGTCATGCTGAAAGCGCTAATCACGCTGGAAGCCAGGGTTATGCATCCCCTGTTACCGAATTGCAGCCAGGGCGCGGTGCGCCGAAAAGCATACGGAGGTGGAAGCCCTCGCCGGAGACGTACCCGGCAAGTGATGGTGTAGCTCAGCGGTTAGAGCGGTTGACTGTTAATCAACGGGTCGATGGTTCAAATCCATCCACCATCGCCAATGCCGGTTTAGCTCAGTTGGTAGAGCGCCTGCCTTGTAAGCAGGATGTCAGCGGTTCGAGTCCGTTAATCGGCACCAGCACAACAGGTAAGGGTATTTTGCGACGTCGGAGATCGCCGAGCTTGGCAGAGGGTTCGAATCCCTACGAAGTACCCTTACCGTTGTGATGAATGCGCAGGCTGATGCGCGAAAGACATTGCAGCTATTGCGGAAAAGAGCTGTTCGGCGGGGCAATTAAACGCCCGTGAGAGTCTGAAATAACCGCAAGCCGGAGATCAGCACCGGTCATCACAACACAACAGGTAAGGGCATTCTCCCTTATGGGGCTTGGCTTAAATGCATCGAGTGCTCTTACCGTTGTGATGAAGTGCAGCTCTTTGAAGCAACCAGAAGATAAGCATCTGGCTTCACAACATAAACCGCAGGAACGACCAATAAACGGTAGTCCGTATGGAGAACACCCCGTTGAGGAAGAGGCCTGGCCGGAACCGTAACCGGCACTACAACGTTGAGAACACTGGCGTAACGGGGTCATATCCCAATCTACGAATAAATGTTGCGTTGCAGCGTGACAACCAGTGTTCTCAACATTGTGGTGAATGCACAGGCTGATGTGCCGCAACTACAGTAGTGCGCGCTTTGCGGGGCTTGCTACAACCCTGTGTCGGAGTTCAGCACCGACCATCACAGTTTGATTCTCTGGCATGAGCATAACGCTGAAATAAGTCCAGTCTGGTGCGGCCCGATCACCCGCCGTTAGCTCCACGAAACGGAGCACGTAACAGGTAAGAGCATTCTCCTGTAACGGGTTCATATCCCAATCTACAGGTCCACCAGGAATGCTCTTTCCGTTGCGGTGAATGCGGCTAAGCGCACGCGGAACAGTTAAAACAATCCTCCTTAATGGTTAAACATTCCGACGTTAATTGTTAACTGGTTAACGTCACCGGGAGGCACTCGGCACCGCAATCTAATAAATATGTCACTTTTATTGAGGGATAACCAATGTTCGGTAAATTGTTCGGCAAGAAAGTCGCTTCTGCAAAAGTAGAGCTGAAAAAAGTTGAGAATCGCGATCTGATGGAGGCCATCATCGGTGGCTGTTTGTTGGTGTCTGCCGCTGATGGTGAAATCGAAAAAGAAGAAACAGCGAAACTTGATCAGCTTGTCCGCTCTAATCCGCGTCTTAGTCATTTTGGTAACGAAATTACTGCAACAATTACCCGCTTTACCGAGCAACTGGAAGCTGGCTTCCGTGTTGGTCGCATGAATATCCTTCGCGAAATTGAAGATATCAAAAACGATCCAAAAGAAGCGGAAGAAGTATTCGTTAACATGCTGACAATTGCAGAAGCGGACGGTGAAATCGAGCCAGCAGAACACAAAGTACTGGAAGAAGTAGGCCGTCGTTTAGGTCTTCGTGTGGAAGATTATCTGTAATGGCAAGCAAGGCACGTATCGCAATCGCCATTGGTTTTCTCTTGCTGTCCGTGCTGGTGGATTTCACCAGCACAATCCTGTCAGTTTTATCGGACGGGGCGTTGGTGGCAGTAGCTGTAACATTGGTATGGCCGATATTAAAAACAGCTTCTAAGGATCAGTGATGGGCTTCTGGGATTTTGCTGACAAGCATCCAATTGTTCTCGTTGTCATTGCTGGCATAGTTGTAGGCGGTATTGCTGGCGTCATAGAAGCACTCAGGAAACAGTAATCCGGCCCTTTAGCTCAGTGGTTAGAGCTGGCGACTCATAATCGCACGGTCACCGGTTCAAGTCCGGTAGGGGCCACCATATTTGGTTGTAACACGGCGTCTGGCACATGCGTCGTTAGCGGTCTGGTGACGTTAAAAGGGGGGAACCTTGCCCCTAGCTCAGGCAACGAACCAGGTAGCCGGAATGTGCAAGCCACCGTTTGTTGTTTCTCGGGTAAAGGGATTCACCATCCTGGCGATTCGGTGTGACAGCCGGGAAGAGTCCGGCGCATTAATCCTGATTTTCTGGTGATGACTCATATCGTTAGGAGTGATTTGAGTATGCCGATTATATCTGACATTCAGCACGCCTGGGTGGAGTGCTAATGTCTGCATCCCCTCTTGAATCCATGCCAAATTCCCTTAGTGCAGAACAAGCTGTACTTGGTGGCTTAATGCTTGATAACTGCCGCTGGGATGAAGTTGCAGATCGTATAGTTGCTGATGATTTTTATACCAGTGCTCATCGTGAAATTTTCAGTGAGATGGAGAGGTTATTAAGTCATGGCAAACCGATTGATTTGATAACACTTGCTGAAGCACTTGAACAGAACGGTAAATTAGAACGCGCCGGTGGTTTTGCGTACCTTGCGGAGATGTCAAAGAACACGCCCAGCGCGGCAAATATTTGTGCTTATGCGGATATCGTTCGTGAACGCGCGGTCGTTCGTGAAATGATTTCCGTCGCAAATGAAATAGCCGAAGCTGGATATGCGCAGGATGGCAGGGGCAGCAATGAATTGCTGGATATGGCCGAGCGCCGCGTTTTTGAAATAGCTGAAAAACGACAAAAGAGCGGTAGTGGTCCAAAAGATATCGCCAGCATTCTCGATGCAACGGTATCTCGCATAGAAGAGTTGTTTCAGCGACCACATGATGGTGTAACGGGGCTTGATACGGGATTTACCGATCTCAATAAGAAGACGGCAGGGCTTCAGCCGTCCGATCTCATCATTGTCGCCGCCCGCCCATCTATGGGGAAGACCACGTTTGCGATGAATCTCGTCGAAAATGCCGCAGTCCGTAACTATAAGCCCGTATTGGTTTTTAGCCTTGAGATGCCGAGCCACCAGCTGATGATGCGCTCACTGGCTTCTCTTGCACGCGTTGATCAGACTCGTATTCGAACAGGGCAACTTAACGACGAGGATTGGGCGCGGGTTTCTGGCGCAATGGGGATTCTGTTGGACAAGCAAAATATTTTTATTGATGACTCAAGCGCCCTGACACCTACAGAGCTTCGTTCCCGCGCTCGTCGTGTTTATAAAGAAAATGGTGGTTTGAGCATGATTATGATCGACTACCTGCAACTTATGCGCGTCCCCGAGCTGCAAGATAACCGAACGCTGGAAATTGCCGAGATTTCTCGCTCACTGAAGGCTTTGGCGAAGGAATTACAAGTACCGGTGGTGGCATTGTCACAACTTAATCGTTCACTTGAACAGCGTGCGGACAAACGACCGGTAAATTCAGATTTACGTGAATCAGGAGCAATTGAGCAGGACGCAGACCTGATCATGTTTCTGTATCGCGACGAAGTTTATCACCCGGATAGCGAAATGAAGGGCATTGCCGAGGTGATTATCGGTAAGCAACGAAATGGCCCAATTGGCACGGTGAGATTGGCTTTTAACGGCCAATACTCACGGTTTGATAACTATGCTGGTGCTGACTGGCAAGAGGATTATTGATGCAACGGAAACTAACTAAGCGTAATAAAAATTGGTTGAGCGACATGCTGAAAAAAGCCAATCGCAACCATATGTACCTCAACGACTGGCTATCAATTAAAGGTAATCTCAGTGATGCAAAAATGATCGACAGACATGTTGCGCGCTATGGTGTTTCACTTGTCTTAGAAAAGGCTGAATTAGTATTTTCGGAATATTATTCCATTCCGCAAATTAGCTCCAAAGGAAAAATATGTGGCTATGTGCTCAAACATAAAAGCAAGCTGGATGAGCTTTTAGTCAGGGAAAAGGAGACGCAATGAACATCCTGATCATTGGGCGAAAATTTGAAGCTATCAGTGATGTGAAAACATATACGGAAATGTGGGCTTACAACCTGGCCTGCGCCTTTAGTGAGGCTGGGGTAACATTGCAATACCATCGTCCATATTCCCCTGGCGTCGAAAGCCCCGAGGATTATGTTGAAGCTGTGTTGACTGCTGCGACAGCATGTTCTGCGAAGGCCATTTTGGCACCAGGATTGAGGTATTTTACTACGGTACCCAGGGAAATAGGCATGCAACTGTGTCGCCGATTCTCTGGATGGGTAGCCCAGGTATATGACGGTTCTATGCTGGATTCGGCACCAGTCGATATTACTTTTACTGTCCGCGATGATACCTGGCGGTACCTGGATAATCCCGGTCGGTTAGAACGTCATAATCGCTTTAACAAACATGTTGGATGGGCAGCGAATCAGGAGCTGTTCCATCTGGAAACCAAAACGGACGATGTTCTGCGTATTTTTGTAGACCACGCTGCATTTGATGTTAGTGGTTTTGATCACTCCTTAAGTATCCTTATGAACCTTCAGCGTCTGACCGTTCCGTATGAGGCCAGAACGTTGACTGATGACGGATTGGTTACCATTGATCCGGGGAATATTTCGGTAACTCCATACAGGCGGACGCCGGTGCCAGCAACCGAATTTGCAGCTGAATTGCGTAAGAGTGACGTTTTTATCGTTACGCATCCCGAAAGCCTTGGATTAACTGTACTTGAGGCGGCAATGTGCGGGGCGTTGGTATTAACGCCTCCCGATTGCCTTCCGCCAGATCGCCTGGCTTTGGTGAACCATATGGTTATCAAGTCGCGGATTGATTGGGATGAGGTTATTGCTCGCGTTGATCGCGTGAAAAATGCTGAAAAGGTCCAGTGTCACACCTGGTCGGCAATTGCGGAAAAGATGCTTGAGACGTTTATCACGCAGAAACCGTCGTGCGGTAACGGATAAAAAATTGAACCCGTCATAACAGAAAAGCCCGAACGCCGGGCTTTTCTTAAGCCTTGTCAACAGAGACTTGAGCGGCTTTTATGGATAGATTCCCGCTGGCCTCTATCGCCATACTTCCCCCCGCCTTCAGGGCGACATCCGCGCCTGACTTTATATCGAGATTTCCTGCGGAAGAGATGAATGCCGGACCTTGAGAAATGGCATATAACTCCCCGGCCTCGTTGAACCCGATTGTTGTTCCACTTTTCAAGTGCGTAACGGCCCAGGCTCCGCCCGCCGTCCGGACCTCCATTAGTCCGTTCCGCGACGAAATAAAGTCTTTTTTGGCGCTGGTTGATGGTTGTGCTGGTGCACCTTCGACTTCAGGCGGTACATAGCCTTCACCTTGTCCTGACGCTTCAGGCGGCACATTGGGAGCGCCACCGGATGCATCCTGTGCATAACCGATTATCAATGGCCATCGAGAATCCCCATTGTAGGGAAATTCTATCCATACTTTATCGCCGGGCAGAAATGGTGAAAACGTGTTTGCATTGGACAATATAGCTTCTGCCCACGGCAATGAAGCATCTGGTAACCCATCCATCATGCCGACAACACGTATTTGTGTACGCATCAGACCTTTAGGGTCATCGACGCTTATCACTACAGCCCGATACTTCCCTGTCAAACTACCCATTCACCACTCCTAACTGTGCACGGCTGACAAAACGAAAGCGGTCTTCGAAATGAGTCACGGACATCACTATCATTTTGTCAGGGATAGATTCATCGAGTTCTCCGTCACCTGCCGTGTTATGCACGACAATTTTCAGCGTCGTACCCGGAGTTAGCGCGGCATTTCCTTCCACCAGCATATCGAGGCGGGGGAGAATGAATTTGTTGTAGTTCGCCAGCGCGGTAGGATCGGGATTGCTCGTAAATTTAATGGGGTCTTCCTGGTTACCTGAGTAAACCACACCTTTGGTCATGTCATAACTGGCCATTCTGTAATTGTGGCGGCGCTGGTATTCATAATCGGCATTCAGGATGTTGAACTGACTAATTGTAAATCCGGATGTGTTGGGATTGGCGGACTCATAAGTAAGCGATGGAGCGGCGTTTGCCATTTTTTCCATACTTTTAAAATTGATCGTCCCCCTGGATGCCCAGCACATAGAACCGGTATCCCGGGCTATCTCCTGCAATACCTTGGTCGGTTTTTCTCCAACATTTAGGTGGTATGTGGATGTTTTTCTGAATGAGTCAGCATTTACCTTCAGACCAGGGGCAAGAGAGGAAACTACGGCTGATGGTGGCTTATCAACAAAATACTGTGCGCTGGTGGACGGAACTTTTAATAACCGCACCGGGTTACTAAACGCGTAAATCAGTACAGTATCGTCCTTGCGCGGCGCTTTAAGAACAAAGAACTCTTCCGAGAAGAGGATGCCGCCATGACCTTCCGGATCACCAAGTGAAACTGTCAGTATTGTACCAAATTTCACCCCCAGCTTATTGACCACGTAAGCCGTTGAATCCCTGATCATGAGCATAAGCTGGGGACCAGATAGCTCCCCAGGTTCGACATAGGTACATCCTACGATCATTTCGCGAGGGATTTCGTTCTGCCCAATTGAAACAGATTGCAGGAATAGCTGAGTGCGTTTTGAATCAGTTTCCGGGGCTGTGGTGGTCTTTGTGGCCATCTCATTCCTCCAGAATTTTCGCTTTTACCGTTATGGTGCCGGTGGTTTGCTGCATATAAGCCAGGATAGGAAGTTCCGCCACAACGGTGAGGTTCAATCCAACCGCGAACAGCCTGTTGTCGGCGGTGCCGGTGGTCAGATCCTGAAATGCGATTGATTTTTGCCCTTCTATGTAACAGGTAACCGGTATCTCATAACCGCCGACATTGGCAATGTGAGTGAAAGATGCCTGCCCGAGGCTGGCATACATTCGTAGCCAGAATGCTAATGCAGTTGTAACCATCCCAAGAGATTCCTTCTCGTCACTGGCGATCCATAGCGAATATTCCAGTGAGAAAGGGATAGTCGATACCAGGGCTTCAATCTCATCATTTTCATTGGTGACATGCCCTTCATCGTAATTATCCCGGCACAGTTCACCTTCATAAATTGAAAACGCGGGAGAACGAGACAGATTCACAAGCGGCATTGCCAGCTTATTTACTGGGCCAGCAGAGGCTGTATCTTTGCGCCCGGCGCGATCGGCTTCAAATGACGACAACCACTCCTTCACATCACTAAAAGTGCCGAGCGTTATGCGATCTCTTGGTGTGCGTTTCAGGAACTCCCTGAATGACTGGTTAGTGCGATCATTAAAGCTGACAACTTGTGAGTCGAATGCTTCGTTTAAAGCCTGTGCGAGCGCCGAATCAATGCCATCAATAGTGGCAAATTCCAGCTTACCGGTTGGAGTAAGACCTTTTTTCTTAAAGATGGCCAGTAGCCATTCCTGATTATTCAGAATCACCGATGAAATTCCCTTCAAAGGCGCGTGAAGGCACGCAATAAAACAAACTGCCTACCCTGGCAGTGCCGTAATTGAATATTTTATGGATGTACCAGAAGCGGCGAATGGTTGTGCCGTCTGACAGCTGTTCCAGCCATTCGAGCATAGAACCCACTGGCACATTAACGGCGGCCAACCGAAGGATTAAAGCACTGTCGCTAATTCCCGTATTATCACTGCCGTCGTATAGCGCGTAGAAGGCGTCCATCTCATCCGGGCAGTCGAGGGCCGTTATCAGTTCTGGATCCTGATAGTCATATATGCGTTGGTTCGGTTCTATTATTTCAGATGCCGTTTCAGGTGCATTTTTGTCTCTGTAAGGTATTGCGCGATACAGAACCGCATCGAATGAGTCAGGGTCTAGCTTGATTGCTTTGAGCCAGTCCATCCGCACAAGGTTATTAAAAACTGCATGACCTTGATAACGGTGGCGCACACCAGAATCACTAAGCAGGCCGTGATCCAGATTGGGAAGGTGATTGTCCTCCACAGGATCAACAATATTACCAACGTTAACACCATCGGTTTCGATTTCAGCATCAATATCTTCCTCTTCAATCAGTTCAGAACCTTCGCCTGGAATATCCGGATCCGATTCGGTGTCCGGGAGGTTATCACCAGTCACTTGTTGTGATGGTTCTGTGTCCTCAAACATGTCATCAAAGAAACCAGCCATCGATTATCCTTTCCGTTTACGGGCTTCGTTAATTTGTGTCTCAAGAATGCTTCGCGCCTGCGCAGTGGCAGCGGCCTTGTCCATTCCCTGACTCATGAAAAACTTTATGAGGTTGTTCGCCTGCGTTTGCAGGGCTTTTTTGAGAGCGTCGGCTTCAGCGCGAGCCTGGGCTTCCCTCACCCGCGATGCTTTTAGTTCGGCATTCTTCCTGTTTGCCGTGGTGCGAGCTTTTTTTAACAACCGGCGAACGTTGTCCGTGGCGCTATCTTTTGCGCGTAGTTTTTTGCCTAATGCATCCTGAGATTTCAGATACAGCTCATACTCACGCGCAGCTTTAGCCTGATCCGTCGTTGTTGTCCGGTTGCGCGCGAGCGATTTAGCCAGTTCACCTTTGAAATAGGTTGTTGTCTTCCGCTTGTCATCGCCGAAGGCTACCTGTTCAGCTGCTTTTTCCAGGGCAATAATGATGGCCTTGTGCCATGTGGGAGACTGAAAACGTGTCATAGCGTGCAAAACATGTTTGCAAGCCACACCAGTCAGATCAGGGTTGCGGATTTTGGGGAATGCATACTCTTTTGGCGGCGCGACAGCATAGTTACCAGCCGTGGCCATATAACGATACCAGTATTGATGGCGTCCACAATCACAGTCGAAAGATACCCGGCCCTTGCAGAGATCGGCAGCGATTCGGGCTTTTTTCGCACCGTCTTCAGCAATTTCCTCAACGGCTTTATCCCATTCCTCAAATCGAATTCTGACACGGTGATGCTGGTGGACCGACTCATCCGAGGCATTAACAGATATCAATGCAAGGTTGTGTTTTAGCCCGAGGAATGTCGCGGCTTTGATCCCTGTGCCATCAGAAACTTTGTTGTTAGCGCGTTTTATATCAATGCTGGTGGACTGCGCCACCAGCTGAGCATAGGTAATGCCTGGTACCGTGCTCTTGAATTTGGTTTTATGAGCCTGCCTTGAGGTGTTGAAACTGCGTATATCTTCGGGCGTAAAGTAGGTGCCATCTTTCTTTTTCCCAAGGCTGAGGAATGCCTCAAGTTCGCGGTTACGCATCCCCATAATCCTTGGGGTGAGTGTACGCCGCGCGTTTCGCCGATTCTGACGCTGCTGTTTACGGATAAGATCGAAGACCTTGTTAAAGTCTTTTGCACTTAATCCATCAGTCTGATAGCGACCAAGGTTGTCGCGAGCATATTCAGTTGGCATTCATTTCCCTTACGCAATGGATAATGTCCCTATCACCTGGCCGTCATATTGGAAATGGCGAATCATTTCGCGGATCCATGTGGCAGGTGGGAGTTTTAATTTTTTGCCAACAGTCATACCCTGAGACTCATCCTCAAGCCCGGCGGCGAGCGTCACAACCCAGCGTAGCTCTGCTATGCCCCACATACGGTAAGCCAGCAAATCCGGGCGATATTGCTCATCGGGAAGAACGTAATAAATCGTCAGATTCTTGTCGTTCGATTCACACATAAGCATCACCTCTTTGCGCAGCTCTGCCCTGAGTATTGGATCGGCTATGTTGCGGTCGTCATACCGCGACAGAGGATATTGCCGGGTGCTTTGGGTTGTAGTGATTGATGTAGCCATAGTCAGCCTGCCAGAAATAGATGATGGTGATTCTATCGCTAGTCATTTGTTGAATATTTAACTCAATAAAAGAAAATTATTAGTGCAATTTTGATTGTGAAATGTATCATTCTGCCCTTAAGTAGGTTCTTCACGAGGAAACAAAATTGGCAGAACGTGTTGATGATGCAGAGCTGAGCATGAATCAATTAGAAGCTCTCAAAGACATGGCCATCGATAACATCAGAAAGCAGGCACAGGTCGTGAGCCAGGTATTTACAGGGAAGTGTCGTTACTGCAATGAACCGATCGAATCAGGCATCTATTGTGACGCTGAGTGTGCGCAATGGCACAGGGAAGAGCAGGCCGCAAAACAGCGTAAATATGGCATGCGACCGGCAGGATTTGACTGATTATGTTGCGCTTTACTGAGGAAGAGTTTCAGGCTTTTAGTGAGCGTCGAAATAAGGGGCGGTCCAGGCCAAAAACCAAAAAGGATCCATTCTTATCGCTTGCGCCGGTAAAAGAAGTTTCTCCACATGCGAAGGCACTTGCAGCACTGGCAAAGAACCCAGACCTGCGCGACGGAAATTGCGAGCACTTCGAGCAGGTTTTCATTTTTGATTACTTCGAACGCAAGCACCCTGACATCTATGAGCTGTTGCATGCAACGCCTAACGGAGGGAAACGTTCAAAAGCAACCGCCGGGAAAATGAAGGCTGAAGGGCAGAAAAAAGGTTATCCGGACATGAGTCTCGATAAAGCATGCGGTATTTATCACGGCATGCGAATTGAGCTTAAAGAACCAAATGGTAAAGCCCCGACGAAAGAGCAGATCGCCTGGATGCGCAGGCTTAGAGAGGAAGGTTACTACGTCGTTCTTGCGTATGGTGCAGAACAAGCGATAACCGCCATCCTGGAATACATGAGCCTTAAAAAGGGTGAGGCTATTGAGCATGTATTGAACGGTGACAAGTGGTTGTACGCTACGTGAAATAATAAATTAATTAGTGCATATGTGTATCTTTGATACAGCGCACATTAACATCGGGAGAATAATCGTGTCATCCAAGGCTAATTATGAATCGCTGGCATCGATCATGCCGCGTAATGAACAGGAAGCAGATGCTGTAGTGGACCCGGTAATCGCTGAAATGAATGCTCGCCTGGAGGCTGAATTTGCAGCTGAGAATGAACATACCACCCAGGGCGACTAGGACTGTTTTTTGTGTCGGTAGCGGTCCGTCACTCACTCGTGAGGACTGTGCTGCTATAGAAAAAACTGGCTGTTCAATCATCGCGGTTAACAATTCCTGGCAGATGTTCGATGACATTTATGCCTTATACGCCGGTGATTTGTCATGGTGGAAGCAATACGGATCCACCATACCGGGAGGGAAATTCCGCAAAGTGACAGCCAACCTGGCGGCGGCGAAATCATTTTCGTTGGAGTACAGGCGATATTGTGGACCGGCGGAAGGGGTAAATAGCGGCGCGCAGGCTATCAGTCTGGCTGCTGAATCAGGGGCTGAAGTAGTTGTATTAGTCGGCTATGACTGTTCTCTGCAAAACGGCCTTCATTGGCATGGCGCGCACCCTCAAGCCCTACGGAATCCAACGCAGGTGTCTATTTCAAAATGGCAACAGCAGTTCCTGGATACCCGCAAAAAACACGCAGATTTACATATTTTGAATGCAAGTAGGAGCAGTGCAATTCAATGTTTCCCAAGAATAAATTTAGAGGCAGTGATCGCGTTATTATCGTCGGCAGTGGCCCAAGCGCCGCAAACTTTGTTGCGCCGCGCGGAGTGCCGATTATAGCGGTCAATGGGGCCATCGACTGGCTGAACCGCGCTTCTTATTTTTTCACACTTGATCCATCGCCAGACAATATGCGGCGCGTTGGTCGTGGCCGCCGTCGCCGTGGTGTTTGTTATTGCATGGCACTACCCGATGTTAAAGAACGTGAAGTCAGAGACGGCGTTCTGTGCTTCCGTCGTGTGGCTGAACGTGGCATGGAGCCAAAAAATACGAATTCTCCCGAGTGGTGGGCGTGGCGCTGGTCCGCACATTTCGGACTTTGCGAAGATGAGAATGAAATTGCCAGCGGCAATAGTGCATATGGTGCTCTGAACCTGGCTTTCCATATCGGATTCAAACATGTCGCCCTGGTGGGCGTTGACGCTACACAAGAACCACGCGTTCACTCCGGCGGCACGCCAAAAAATCTAAGTCACCTGCCTTTGTTATTCCAGTCTGCGCGTGAACGGATTGACGTTGTTTCATGCGGGAAAATGGGAGGTATTCCGCAGATGACTCTTAAAGAATGGCTGAAGAATACATGATGGCACCCACAATTTATCACCGTATCGACGGTACCAAATACAGGAATGTCTGGGTTGTTGGTGATCTGCATGGTTGCTACACCAGACTGATGTCCGAACTCCATCGTGTGGATTTTGACCCGGCGCAGGATTTACTGATATCGGTCGGCGACCTTATCGATCGCGGTACTGAAAATGTCGAATGTCTGGAACTATTGCAGATGCCCTGGTTCAGGGCAGTGATGGGGAACCATGAGCGGCTGATGATTGATGCGTTAAGTCCAGATGGCAACGTGAATAACTGGCTAATGAATGGCGGACAATGGTTCTTCATGCTGGACACTGATCAGGAAATATTAGCCTGGGCGCTGGTGGAGCTGGTAAAGCGTCTGCCCTATATCATTGAGTTGAACACCGGGCAAGAAACTATCGTTATAGCCCATGCCGACTATCCGGATAATGAATACCAATTCGGTAAGGAGGTACCGCTTTTCAACGTTGTCTGGGCGCGCGAGCGTATCAGTGATTCGATGGATGATATTGGTGGCGAAATTTCGGGCGCAGATCGTTTTATCTTTGGTCACACTCCGGTGAAAAGCCCGAAGACATTCTGGAATCAGCAGTATATCGACACTGGTGCCGTATTTTGCGGAAACCTGACATTGATGAAAGTGAAAGGTGATGGTGCAGCATGAAGATTGCTTTAGTTCTTCGCTCTGGTGGTGACTATAACGCTTCCGATGTGCAGTGGCTGGTTAATCAACTGCCAAAAGACTATGAAATTATTTGCCTGACAGACCTGAAGTGTTTACATGTACCTGGCGTCAAAGTTATCCCATTGATCAACCAGTGGCAAAAGTGCCGTGGCTGGTGGGCGAAAATCGAGTTGTTCCGACCGGATATAACCGATGATCTGTTCTATCTGGATTTGGACACGGTTATTGCCGGTGATATACGCCCAATCCTAGAGCATCCACCAACCAGCTTCACCATGCTTAGGGATTTTTACCATCCACAATATCGTGGCAGCGGTGCCCTGTGGATACCAAATAGTGTTAAAGCGCATATCTGGAGTTCATTCTGGCAAGATCCGGAAGGTTGGATTTCTCGTTGTGTCACTACTGAGTGTTGGGGTGACCAGGGGTTCTTACGAAAGGTTATGGGCGATGATACACCAGCATTTCAGGATCTGTATCCAGGATGGTTTGTAAGTTACAAGGCCGATGTTGTGGAACCTGGTTCAAAATATGCGAGCGCGCGTTACTCCAGGGGGAATGGGGCATTACCAAAAGACTGCCGAATAATCTTTTTCCACGGCAAACCGCGACCTCGCGAAGTGTCAGAGGATTGGCTTCCCCTTATCAGCTCATTTTTTGAGCGAGAATCAGAATAATATTGCTCTAATAATTCCATATTTTTAAAACGTGATGTACACTCATCACGTTTTTTATTAGAGCAATATACAAGGTGCACTATGTGGCCATTCCGACGGAAATATCACTACTGGCTGATCGCCTTTGTTACGCCGACCGGCGGTATCAGGCATGTCATCACCAGGTATCGCAACAAGAGACTCACCTTAGCCAGAATTTTACAGGCTGCCATAGGTGAGGGACTGGATACAAATTGCGTAGTCCTTCCTCCTTCATACTTAGGAAAAATGACCGAAGCACAAGCTAATACGGAACTTTGAAATGATCACTTCAGCACAAAACCAATCAATCGAAAATGTATCTATCCCTGACGTCCTGAATGCCGGTATCCCGGCCATTATCCAGAACATCCGGGCCGCGCAACGCCGCGTTAGTTGTGATGACCTCACAGCGCGTTTTTTTGATAATGCGGTTCAGTCAGCGGAGATGCTTCACGCACAGCTTATTGATGTTTATAACGCAGAAGCTGATAGCCATAACTCCCTGGTAGATGCAGCTGAAAATATGCAGTTGGATCTCGGTCTGAAGGATAAAGAAATTGAAGAGCTTCAGCTGCAAATTGAACATTTGAAACGCCAGCAACAGGACGCGATCGACGATGCGACGCATGACGCCAACCAGCGTGCTGATAATGCCGAACGTATAAGCATTGAGCTGGAAACAAAACTCAATGAAATGACCGCGATGGTTGAACTGCGGAACTCACAGATTTCAACGCTAAAATCTCAATATAAAGAGATCATGAAACTTGATCCTTTTAACCTTGAGAAACGCTATAACAAAGCTAAAAGCGAGCGACAGGAACTGCGTAAGCAGGTCGCCGACCTTAACCAACAGCTCAAAAAAACTATTAAAGATGCAAACGAAGCGCGCGTGGCATTTGCTAATAAAAAAGCAGAGGTTACCGCGCTGGTTAATGAGAATGCCAAATTTGCGACGCTCAAGAAGGAAATGTATGGCATTACTGAGCGCCGTTTCCCTGCAAGCAAACTTCATCCGACGTTAGGGCAAATATCCTTCTTCCCGCGCCTCCTGGCTTATGGGATCTCATCGCCTAAAGAGTTCAATAACGAGCGTCCTTATATCGTGTCTAAGCTGGACTTTGCTTATCAGTTCTGCTGCGACATGGGCTATGCCATTGATATCCGAATCAACGAATGGTTGATGCCAAACTTCCAGCCGTTGGCAATTTTCCGCGAGTTCCAGCCGGAAGGTTGGGTAGAGTTCTTCCATGAATTGATCTGTAAAGAGATGGAAAGCCGCCGCCCGGAATTGGTCCGTCGAGTTGAGTGGGCGCAAGAGGTTATGTTGGCAGATGCAGAGCTTCCGTTCGAACCGGAATTCATTGATGATCTGGCAACTAAAGGGCTGCATACCCTGTTTGATGTGGTTACCCGCCGTCATGAGCAGTTGGTTGTCGAATTGGGTTTAGAGGAAACTGCGGCAAGAAGACTTCTCGATGTTTGCTATGCACGTAGCGATGCATGGGAAAAAGAGAACGGCGGCACTATTTACGTTCGCTGATAGTTACAGTGTCACTTTTAATGCTGGTGGAGTGCTCCCACCAGCATTTTTTTCGTCCAATGAGGAGGGCATTTGAGTATTTTCAATAAACACGCACACCAGGAACGTCCGTACATCGTCATAGTAGATATTGATGGGACGATATCAGAGGCAACGGAAGACAGGCTGCATTTACTTCCACCACCTGGCAAAGGTGCATTAACAGAGCACTGGAACGAGTTTAACCTTGCCTGTGACACTGATGCTCCCATCACTCCAGTTATTGATATGGTGCGCCAGTTGTCCGGCATTTACACCCTCTGGTTTGTAACCGGGCGCTGTGAGATAGCCAGGGATAAAACACGAGCCTGGTTGCGTAAGCACGTAACAAATGGGACTGAGCCTTTGCTATCTATGCGTCCTGCCACCGATGACAGAAATGACGGTCCAGCAAAGATTGATCTCCTGAAGAAAATTGGTCTAAGTAAAATTGCGTTCGCGCTGGAAGATAAGATTGACGTGGCGCGTGTTTTCAGGAGTCACGGCGTACTTACGTTAATGGTCAGGGAGTATGAAAACGCGCTTCTCCATCAACAATAATTGCTCTAATAAATCTTGATTTTTAAAACAGAGAAAGTGAAAATAAAAACATGCCGCAAGGCGCGGCATGTATCCAATCAATCACAGGAGCTGAAAATATGAACACGGCATTCAAAATCATTATGGCCGCGATCTATTTCTGGCTGTTCTCTATCACTTTTGGCGGCATCGTCGCACATGGGTAAGGGGGATGCATGAAAGGCGAAGTGAAAGAGCGCGGCATGATTTTTAACGATGAGATGGTCCGGGCAATTCTTGGCGGGAATAAAACACAGACTCGCAGGATTGTTGAAGAAAAATTCTATGGACGGGCAGTGGCCGCAGAGTTGCTTGCCAAGCATTGTCCATATGGTCAACCGGGCGATCGTATTTGGGTTCGCGAAACCTACCGGGTACATGGCAAAGCGACGGACGTCGCAACGCTGGTTTATCGCGCAAGCGTGCGTAACTCCTGGACAGAACAAACGCACCGGGTTCCGGTCGAGGTTTGTAATAAACCAGTATCAGAAAAGTGGACGCCATCAATTCACATGCCGCGCTGGGCATCGCGCATTCTTCTGGAAATTACCAACGTGCGCGTTGAGCGGTTGAACGATATCAGCGAATGCGATGCAAGGGATGAGGGCGTTCCGCCTGCTGGAAGTTTGCTTCCTGATCACCCGGGAACATTCCTTACTCCCAAGGGGGATTTCGCAATGGCCAAGGTTGCGTTCCAGCGCCTGTGGGAATCCATCTACGGCGAAGAAAGCTGGAGTGCTAATCCCTGGGTTTGGGTAATCGAGTTTGAGCGTATTCAGTAGGGCGAGCGTATGCAATCAGTTATTTGTGAGGAAGTCGGCCTGAATAAAGCATCCCCAGCAGAGTTAAGAGCAAGTCTCGAAATGGCGCATAGCCTTGCTCAAATTGGTGTCAGGTTTGTACCAATTCCAGTTGAAACAGATGAAGAATTTCACAGGTTAGCGGCATCGGCAGCACAAAAGCTGGAAATCATGGCAGCGAAAGTAGAGAAAGCTGAAGGAGCGACAAAATGAGCAAGCCAACCGACGAAGAAATAGTTCGGGTGTTGGAAGAACACGGGCGCTGTATGACTTACGTCGTGACCAACTGGCTTAGGGATAAATATCGCACACTCAAAACGGCATACGTTTTGCGTCGTCTAAAGAAACTGGAGTTCGACGGGAAAGTAAAGCGCGTTAACAGTTCTTATATAAGACAAATTTGCTGGGAGGCATCCAGTGAATAACCGCTTTTACATGATGTGCTTGCGTGAAACTGTGGGTAATAACGCCTCATTCCATTGCCATAACGGCAATGGTTACAGTTCTGATATCGATCGCGCTCATGTTTACACGCTGGAAGCAGCCCAAAAAGCCTGGAATTGTGGACGAGATATCGATCAGCCTGTTTGCGCTGATAGCGTGGATGCAATGGCTGTGTGGCACGTTGATTGCCAGTACATCCCTACAGAAAGCCTGATTGAGTCAGATTGCACTGCGTATGTGGCCTACAAAAAAGGTAGCTGGAACGGCAACGATGTTTACTGGCTTCAACACGGTGGATTGCCAACAGATGACTTCAGTAAAGCGACCATCTTTAGCGTCGCCAACAAAAACGAACCAGGAATAGTTTGGTTGCCATTTTCCATTGCTGATGCAGCAAAGCGCCGGACGTTCAATATCAATAACTTTAACCGCAGAACAATGGTTCAGGGCGCAGGTTTGGTCATGCCTGACTGGTTGAAAAAGCAAAACAGAAGAAAGAAGTCGCGAAGCGGGAAGGTGCGTTGGAATTGTCCGCATTGCGGAAAAATAACCTGGCAGTACAGCCCATATGATTTTGAAGGCTGTAGTGATTACAACTGTGAAGGATGGCGAGAATGACAATTGACTATCAGGTACTGCGTGAGGCGGCAGAAAAGGCAACACCAGACGAATGGGTCGCATTTATTTCGACGGATACTGGTACTTATGCGGTGCACACGCCCGGTGATGAACGATGTGAAGACGTTATCAAATGGACCGGCTTTGATGGACAGAAAAATGCAGAGAACAACGCTCGTTATGTTGCCGCGTTCAACCCAAAGGTTGCACTGGAGCTGCTTGGTGAAATTAAGCGCCTGGAGGACACAAATATTGATGCTATGTGTCGAATTGCAGAGCTTGAGACTAATCTCGCGGCGCTGGCAGCGGAGAATGCGGCGCTGAAGGCCGGGGCTATGTATTTCTCATATGGCTCTGAATTTAGTTTCGAGTGTCACAAAACTGCTGAGGAGGCTATCGCTGCTGCTGAGGCTGCAATTGACGACTATAGAGGCGATGCTTGCGATGGATGGAGCGAAGAGGTCGAAAGCATTTGCTGGGGGGTAATTATTCAGCAGGCAACCAAGGTCGGTGAACGCAAGAAGAGGAAATGCGACAGAGTATCACCATGGATTGAAAGAGTTTGTGATTATGAGCTTCGACCTAATGTCGAAACCCCAGCCACCGATGCTTTCCTGTCTGAAATTCGTGCGGAAGCACGCAACGAGGGGATTAACTATACCGCCAGCCGTCTTGCTGCTGCGTTCAATCACGGATTTATCAATAAGTCTTTGCGTGAAGTTTTCGACGTTACACGCATGATTTTGTCAGCGAAAGAAGAGTTGGCTAATGAAGCGCATCCGATTGATGGCCTGTCTGGTGAATATGCGGAGAAATCCCTTGAAGAATGGGCGGAACAGATTCGCAAAGGAAGCAGCCAGTGAATATCGACACGACAATAACGATCGATACGCTCCTAAATACCGGTCTGGCACTTCTCGGTTGGCTTTACATCATGTCCCGCACATGGCGATGGCTGGGTTCCATTTTCCTAAAACAGTGGAAAAAACGGCGCAAACAGGAACTACGCCAGAAGGCATTAGAAGCGTTCTATGACGCATTTGAGCTTAGCCGCATTGAACCAGGTACAACAGCCAGGATAGCGACAAAAGGCGACCTGATGATAGTGATGTTCCGACAGGAGAGAGCAGAGAAAGGGGAATCAGCATGAAATTTTCCAAATTTTCTGAGTTGGTGAATCGTATTTTGTCCAACAACCACAGCCATCGTCGCGATATGGATGTAACAATCGTTGTTCATTCGCCTGGCAGCATTGGTTCAACACCTTCAGTTGAGGTTCAGTCAATTCACGCTGGTTTTGATTGGGATTCCGGGAAAGTGCTTATTTTCCCATCACAGCCACTGATCACGCTAACACCAGAACAGATTACTGATATCACTGATAGTGTGCGCAAAGGTCAGTCTTGGCACGCATATCAGGAATACAAGAAGCATCAAGAGCAGTTGGAAAAATTGTCGATTGAACTGGATGCCGCAAAACAGCGCATTGCAGAGCTGGAGGGTAATCGCACGGCGCTGGCAGTGGAGAATGAGCTGGCTCGTAAGGCAGTTCAGGCATTCTGCGATGTTGTTGGCGACAACACCGAGGTTATCGCTGAGGTGGTTGGGCGAGATGGCGTTCTGGTTATTTTGGAGGCCATGAAGGCAACAGGAAATATGCCAGCCACCGATGCTTTCCTGGCTGAAGTGCGGGCGCAGGGCGTGGATGCTGCTATAGAAGCTGCAAAAAATCTGGTGGCCCAAGAATATGAGTATAAGGATTTCAAAGCGGCGCAGAGTGATTGCTGTATGCACCCTGGTTCAGACCTGGTAGGGAAGGTTGAAATGACTGAGTGGTTAGTTGACTTTGCTGCCCAGCTTCGCAAAGGAGGCAACCAGTGAGCAAGATTGATTATCAAAAGCTTCGTGAAATCGCTGAAAAAACAAAAATTGCTGGTGAAGCACCTGTAATGCCTTTCGATCAGCGAATTAATGCGCTTAACGATTTTATGAAGCACTTTTCGCCAGAAACCGTGCTGGCACTACTGGATGAACGGGAAAGGAACCAGCAATACATCAAATCCCGCGACCAGGAGAACGAGGATATTGCGCTAACGGTAGGGAAGCTGAGAGTTGAGCTTGAGGAAGCAAAATCAAAACTCAACGAGCAGCGTGAGTATTACGAAGGTGTTATCTCGGATGGAAGTAAGCGCATAGCAGAACTGGAAGCGCGGGAAATAAAACCAGCCAAAGGTGAAGTTCTGGTCGTTGTATCTGGTTTTACTGGTTGCGGAAAAAGCGCCATTGCCGGGGAAATAGAAATCGCGATGAAGGCTATTGGTGTACCGGTTAAGTGGACTAATGGCGATGCAGAAAAGCGCATGACTGGCGCTGACTGGCTGACTGCGATTGAGATGTACAAACCAACTGTGCGCATCGTGGAAGTTAATGTGCCACGCGCCCCTGGCATTCGCATCAAAGGAGAGTGATATGGCTATCGCTGCAAGTTACACCATGCATCTCTATTGTGACTGCCGCCAGTGTACGGAAGGTGTATATCCAGTGCCAGACTTCGGTGAGTATATCGGTACGTCATGGTCTGGTTGTGCAAAAGAGGCCCGTAAAGACGGGTGGCGAATAAGTAAAGACAAAACACGTGCTTTTGCGCCCGGGCATAAAGTTTTGAGGATTAACAAATGACCACTATTACCAGAGAACAGGCACAGAAAATTATTGAAGCAGCCGATGAGGTTATTAGTGCGCTGGCCGGAACTAATGAGGATGTTCACCCTGGTAGCGATAACATGCTACGTCTGTGGGATGACCTGAATGACCGTCACGCGCCCCCTGAAGTTGTGCGTGAGTTGGCACGAATTGTGCTGGCATCGCTGGAAGCAGAGCCTGTAAGCCAAACTTACAACTTGCCAGAATTAATCGAAGGCATGGAAGTTTCCATTGATGTAAGCACTTGTGATGCTGATTTAGGTAATCGCTATTTCGGCACCGTCACCGAGGCGTTAGAACTTGATACAGCCAAGAATGGTTACATCCTCCTGGTTCAGGACGCAGAGCCAAACTTCGATGTAAATGGCAACTCTCCGGTAACTCCGGATGGTTGGATAAGCTGTAGTGAGCGAATGCCGAAAAAGAATCAGAACGTACTTATTTCGGTGAATTTCGATAGCGATCTGGTTGAGCCGCTAATATGCTCCGCACGCTATACCGGAAGCACCTTTCGGCGAGGAGAAGCAACGATTAAGCCGGGTAATGGTATTGAGCAAGCAACTCACTGGATGCCGCTACCGGAACCGCCGCAGGAGGTTAACCGTGGCTAACCTGCAACTTGCCGTCAAAGGTGAATACTTCGATGCCATGATTCGCAGAGAGAAAACGGAAGAGTATCGCCTGTGTAATGACTATTGGAATAAGCGCCTCGTTAACCGTAAGTATGACCGCCTGATTATCACAAAGGGATATCCGAAGCGCGACGACTCCAGCCGCAGAATTAACGTCCCGTATGACGGATATGAAATCAAGACAATCACACATCCCCACTTCGGCGATAAACCGGTAAAGGTGTTCGCGATAAAAGTAAAATTAACACGGAGTAATTATGTGGCGCGGTAATAATCATGGCGGAAGCCAGATGATACTTACCGAATATACGTTCGACCACAAAACCAATAAATCACGTTCAGTATATTTGCTTCGGCACAATAGCCGCGTAAGGAATACCGTGCTGGAGCAAAATCTGACCGTTGAAATGGATAATTTGGGAAACTTCAAGCCAACAATATCGCTTGATGATTTTCCGTGTGGTTTAAGCGAAAGAGAAGCAATGCTGAAATTAGCAGAATGGTTACAAAGATTGAGCATTGCTATTGAAGATAACTGGATTCAACCATAATGAAAAACAGAAAGATTGCTATGACAACATTTAGTAAATTCGCAGTAATTATTATTTTATTAATTCCCCTCACTGTTACAGCAGGGGAACAGCAACATTGCACAAAAGAGAATGAACACCCTTTCATCGTTATTCAATGCGATGACGGAACGGTGACTGTGGTTAATGTAAGAAATGACCGTGTAGCTGTTTGCCGTAAAGGCGAACCATGCAAGGAGATAAAGTTATGACCGCAATAACGACAGCATACTTACAGCAACTGGTATTTTTTGCAGGGGAAGCTACTTGTCATCCAGACGCAAACTATTTATTGGAATTTGAGAGGTTAGCGTCACCCGGTATCGTTCTGGAACTAGCCCAACAGGTGCTGACATTGAGACAAAAAGAGCAACTTGGAAGTGATGCTTACAAGTTAGATTTTGAGCAATGGCTGGAGCAGCAACGCGGGGAAATCGATGTGGACTGCGGTTGTGTGTCTGCGGAAACATTCATGCACTGGCTGCGGGTAGCTTACGAGGCTGGCAACTATCCGGATATTCCGGATAGTTCGGTGCCAGGGCCAGGAAAGGGCGTCACCGGTGAACGTATCCGCATTAAACCGCATGTTTATCGCGAACTGGTTAACCGTCTCCACGATACAGCGATCAAGTGTGCGGGCACCCAGCAATTACGAGAAAGAATTAGCCGTGTTTTGGGCGACGTTATTACGCCAGATCATCATAAACAAGCCGAGAAAAGTGGCTTGGAAAGGTGTCACCTTGAGGCGGCATTAAACATTAAGCCGGGGCATACGCTTGGCATTATTGATGCACTATTGGTTCATAAGATGGCCAGGGCTTTATTGCCGCTGGTGGATGCTGGCGATACAAGCGAGGGTGAAGTATGAGAGTTGCTAGACTGGCCCCCTGAATCTCCAGACAACCAGTATCACTTAAATAAGTGATAGTCTTAATACTAGTTTTTAGACTAGTCATTGGAGAACAGATGATTGATGTCTTAGGGCCGGAGAAACGCAGACGGCGTACCACACAGGAAAAGATCGCAATTGTTCAGCAGAGCTTTGAACCGGGGATGACGGTCTCTCTCGTTGCCCGGCAACATGGTGTAGCAGCCAGCCAGTTATTTCTCTGGCGTAAGCAATACCAGGAAGGAAGTCTTACCGCTGTCGCCGCCGGAGAACAGGTTGTTCCTGCCTCTGAACTTGTTGCCGCCATGAAGCAGATTAAAGAACTCCAGCGCCTGCTCGGCAAGAAAACGATGGAAAATGAACTCCTCAAAGAAGCCGTTGAATATGGACGGGCAAAAAAGTGGATAGCGCACGCGCCCTTATTGCCCGGGGATGGGGAGTAAGCTTAGTCAGCCGTTGTCTCCGGGTGTCGCGTGCGCAGTTGCACGTCATTCTCAGACGAACCGATGACTGGATGGATAGCCGCCGCAGTCGTCACACTGATGATACGGATGTGCTTCTCCGTATACACCATGTTATCGGAGAGCTGCCCACGTATGGTTATCGTCGGGTATGGGCGCTGCTTCGCAGACAGGCAGAACTTGATGGTATGCCTGCGATCAATGCCAAACGTGTTTACCGGATCATGCGCCAGAATGCGCTGTTGCTTGAGCGAAAACCTGCTGTACCGCCATCGAAACGGGCACATACAGGCAGAGTGGCCGTGAAAGAAAGCAATCAGCGATGGTGCTCTGACGGGTTCGAGTTCTGCTGTGATAACGGAGAGAGACTGCGTGTCACGTTCGCGCTGGACTGCTGTGATCGTGAGGCACTGCACTGGGCGGTGACTACCGGCGGCTTCAACAGTGAAACAGTACAGGACGTCATGCTGGGAGCGGTGGAACGCCGCTTCGGCAACGATCTTCCGTCGTCTCCAGTGGAGTGGCTGACGGATAATGGTTCATGCTACCGGGCTAATGAAACACGCCAGTTCGCCCGGATGTTGGGACTTGAACCGAAGAACACGGCGGTGCGGAGTCCGGAGAGTAACGGAATAGCAGAGAGCTTCGTGAAAACGATAAAGCGTGACTACATCAGTATCATGCCCAAACCAGACGGGTTAACGGCAGCAAAGAACCTTGCAGAGGCGTTCGAGCATTATAACGAATGGCATCCGCATAGTGCGCTGGGTTATCGCTCGCCACGGGAATATCTGCGGCAGCGGGCTTGTAATGGGTTAAGTGATAACAGATGTCTGGAAATATAGGGGCAAATCCAGTTGCAGATCACATCAAACACCTTGAAAGAATTATCGAAAACGGTGAACTCTTAAGAGATCAGATGAGACGCACGGCAGAAGTCAGAGAGGCGATAATCCGCAGTCAGGCTGGTAAATTAAAGCAATTGTCAGAGATTAACGCGCTATACAAGAACAGACGTAACCGGGCGGCGCTTCGGCTTCAGAAAGCACGTAATGAAATTAAATTGGTGGAGGCAAAACTGAAAAAACAGATTCAGCGTTACGATCAGCAAGATGCTTTTTATGCCGCCATCAAGGCGGCTGCTAATGAAATAGGCATCTGGAAGTTGCTGGTGGAGAAAGCAAAGACGAAGTTAAATGCCAACGAAAGCTGAACTACAGGTACCCACCAGCACATACAGAAAATGATTGTTTCCACATCAAGGAGATTTTAATGTTTCACTGAACATTAAGTAAGCCAGTGCATAATTCCATTTTTTACTGACCTTAAAAGCAAAATCAAAACGATGATGAGGATGATCGCCAGAATCTGGCTAATAACAGGCGCATCTAAAAATGCACTCAGGAACTGAAAAAAAGCAGTCATTAAGGTGGTTCCTTGTCAAATGTAAAGGAGCACTTGCTCACGTTGACGTAGAAACCCAACCCCTATATAGTTGGATTCGGTGAAAGAAAGTCGTTAACGTGAGCTTACGGCACATGTTTTCGGAACAACATCAGGGAACGGCTAATTCCTTGATGCGGATGGGGTCTGTAATGCAGACCCTATCTATTAACGTCATGATTGCATCTCAAATTTTCTCCTTATCTTCAATTAATCTACATTCATTTCATCTGTTAGCCACCACAATATGTAGAAAATGGCCCTCTTGCAAGTGCATAACTTTGTGGATAACTCAGGAAGGAAAAAGTGGCTTTCGCGCACCTTCGGTCAGACAAGGTGTCCGGGAAAGTCAACGCAAAGAAAAAAATTGTTAAAAATAACGTTTGTTGGAATTGTATATTTTTATCCCCTTCAATGGTTAGCATTCTATTAACATCTTTTTTTAGAGACAGAAAAACATATCGTAACAACATATATACAGTATTAAGAGGCGAGTATTATCCTGCGGTGGGAATTCTGGTCGCTGTTAGATTCGACTTTCTCAGCAGGATTACATCGTCAACTTGCGACGTTGCCGTATGACTTTCGTGTAATAGGTGACAATGATGCGGCTAGTGAGTTACTTGTGAAGTTTTTCGGAAAAGGTTTTGTGGCCTCGGATCTTGATGAGCTACAGCAACATGAAGTGTCTAATTTGATTTTTAGCCATAGCCAATAAGCCTCCCTCCTCCATCAAGGCCACAATTTGTGACCTTAAACAATTTGTTTTCTGCTTTTTCTTATTTGAGAAAATAACGTTGTTGACAGCTAATAGGCTCGTTGTTGTTATACATGCCTGTATAGATTATGACCGTAAATTATTAGTGGATTTTAAGCCATATTCACCGTTGTAGAAATTACTCATGTTCCATTCATTAGGAAGTTCTTTTCTGTCCAATGTATAGTGGCGCACGATATAACGATCTTCATCTTCTTCGATGGACAGGCGGACATAGCCAATGTGGATCACCGATACGGGCGGTGTTCGTATTGCATAGATGTCGCGGAGATATACCGGTAGCTCGACAAATGCATCAGGTGCATCTGTGATGCTCGTTTTTTCACAGTATTCATATAACGCATCGTTGATATCGTTAAGAGATTCATGATCGTATATTTCCAGGTAATTACCGCGATCGCGATGGTACTCGATTTTAGCCATTCAAAATCCCCTGTTATCGTTTTGCATTTCTCTAATCCGGTTCAGAACTACTTCATGCTGGGCTTGGATAGCGGCTTTTTCGTTTTCAAGTCGGGCAATAGACATCTCTAATTCTTTGCTGTACCAGGCGAGTTGGGCCAGGTTCATCCGGTTGTGGTCGAGAGTTGGAGACACTTCGACGCGATCCCTTTCTTCCTGCTTTAATGAGAAGAGATTCATCTCATCCCTAGAGGAAAATTCAGCAACAATTTCTTGTTGATGATCCGGTCGCTGCGGCATCCTCGCCAGTATAAATGGCGGTTCTTTTGAAAACATGAATGTCGGTTCAGACCGTGTTTTTACCCAGCTTGCCTGCTGTCTTTCGGCAAGTTCACAGGCTTCATCATAGTTATCTGCCAAACAAAGCACGGATGGACGGTCCCACGCCCCACCATTCAGACAATAAACTACAATTTTCCCGTCAGGTTGTGTAACCCCATATGGATGGTCCCACCAGGCGTCCAGCTGAGCTTTAGAGCGTTTCTCGTTAGGAGTGCAGTCAAAATTTTTGGGCAATACAGGAGCGAGAGGAATGCGATTAGGCATAGCTAATTCCTTATTAACTGATTGGCAACGAGGTTACGCTGATCCGTTGGTGATGAATAGTAGCAAAGAGCACAAAATCATCAGCGGTGGTTGATGTACGTAACGCGTTTGCACCAAAGGTGTCTCTTTAATGTATACTGTATAAATGAACAGTATTATTGAGGTGAAAACGCTATGGGCTTCCCTTCTCCTGCGGCGGATTATGTTGAAAGCCGAATTTCTCTTGATCAGCAACTAATCAGGCATCCATCAGCAACCTACTTCATGCGGGCAGCTGATAGCCATCACCGTGAGGGAATATTGCAGGGTGCTTTGCTGGTGGTTGATTCCTCGCTTACTCCGGTTGATGGTTCTCTGCTTGTGTGCGCTATGGAGGGTGAATATCGCATAAAGAGATACAGGAAGTATCCGCGCCAGCACCTGGAGGATTTAAGCACCGGGAAGAAAGAGGCGTTACCAGTAGATGACGATGGATACACGGGCAGTAATGCTGTTTTTGGTGTGATCACTCATGTCATCAATGATGCCCGAAGTGGGGAATTTGATGATTGTCCGGTTATTTAAGCTGCAAAGTGCTGGTGCTTTATGCCTGTGAAGTTTATAATTGTGTACACATAACGAGTACACGAGGTGTTTATGCAATCCATTAACTTCCGTACCGCGCGTGGCAACCTTTCTGAAGTGCTCAACAATGTTGAAGCCGGGGAAGAGGTTGAAATCACCCGCAGAGGCCGTGAGCCAGCAGTAATTGTCAGCAAGGCTACTTTCGAAGCCTACAAAAAAGCGGCGCTGGATGCTGAATTTGCATCCCTGTTTGACACCCTGGACTCCACCAACAAGGAACTGGTTAACCGATAATGAGGCATATATCACCGGAAGAACTTATTGCGCTTCATGATGCGAATATAAGCCGCTACGGCGGCCTGCCGGGAATGTCAGATCCGGGTAGGGCAGAGGCCATTATCGGGAGAGTTCAGGCCAGAGTTGCCTACGAAGAGATCACCGACCTTTTCGAAGTCTCCGCCACCTACCTGGTGGCTACAGCGAGAGGGCATATATTCAATGATGCCAATAAGCGTACCGCGCTAAACAGTGCGCTGCTATTTCTACGCCGTAACGGGGTGCAGGTATTTGATTCACCTGAACTGGCAGACCTTACTGTAGGCGCTGCGACTGGCGAGATATCTGTATCTTCTGTCGCCGACACGTTACGTAGATTGTATGGTTCTGCGGAGTAGATTAATGGCACGCAAATACAACAAATTGTCCCGTGAAGCGTTAAAGATGCTTCTTGATGGCGTGAGTCGCCGCAAGGTAAAGCAATACCTGGTTGGTAAGCAAATTGGAGTCAGGACCGCTATTGCTGTGTTATGCCGTCAGGAAATGGTTGTGCTTAAACAGAGAATGCCGGGCAGCAGATAAAGCCCAATCAGTGATTAAAGGTGTGATGTGAAAGCCGTAATTACTCCCTTTGTACAGAAAGAGCTTGGCCTCGCCACGTTCAAAGTGGATCAGGAGGTCAGAAAGCTGGTGGAGGCTGGCCGTAAATTTATCATGGAGCCGGTGCCGCGTGAGTTAATCGAGCACATGGAAGACGGCCTCGTTGTTACCGAGCAAACCATGGCAACAAATGAGGCGTTGCAGCCGTTTTTTAACAGCGATGAACTGTTTCGCCGTATTGGTGGAATTGACGCGCTGGTGGCGTGGTTGCGTAGGAAAGAGGGTCAATGCCAGGCCGCAGATCGTAGTTGGTGTGACAACCATATTGTCCACGCTGAACGAGACAATAGCGCGGTGTTGTTGTGCTGGCATCACGATAACCATTACCGGATGCGTGGTTTTAATGAGCTGAAAGAAACGCTGCACAATAATCGCGTTAACTGGATACTGGATGTCGCCCGTCAGGAAATGGGCCTTTCAAATAGCCATGATTTAAGTATTCAGGAGCTGTGCTGGTGGGCTTTCATGCGCAACATGATGCACCTGATGCCGGAAGAAGTCTGCCGCATATCAATAAATAAGATGAAGGCTACTCCGCAGGATAGCGGACCTCTGAAAGAGGCGGATATTCGCCCGTATGACGATCGCGCTACAGCATATGTTCAGATGATGGAAGAACGCGCCGCGCCGATGCGTGCAAAAGTATGCCCTGTGGATGTTGACTCCGACCCAGGTATGGCGCATTTCAAAATACCAAAACTTCAATCGCTAAAATTGCCCGAGTACATGGACTTTGTGGCTTCCCGTCCATGCTGTGGCTGTGGAGCTGCGGGAGCTGGCGCTCACATTACGCCTTATATCGTTCGTCATAGTCGATTATGCGCGCATGACATTTATGCTATTCCTCTGTGCCAGTCATGCCAGCGTGATATTGAGCGTGACCGCGATAATTGGGAGAAGACGCACGGTAGGCTGGCGATGCATCAACGATTGTTCTTTGATTACGCGCTTGGAGTCGGCGCTATCACAAGTCACTCGTCGAGCGTTAGATAAAATTGCTCTAATGTATTGCTATTTCTTTAATCGAGGGTATTATATTCCACGTTGATTAGTTGACATGGGCTAATCAGTAGGTGACAGGATGTTACTTAACTGGCAGGGACGCCACTTCATGGAAATAAATCACTCACGAATAACATCGTACGAGATTGCGGATTACATGATCCGCACTAAATCTCTTCTATCAGCGAAAGAACTCGCAGCAATTCTTGAAAAGGAATACCCGCATCTGGATGTCGATAAGCGCGATGTTTATCTGCGCTTAAAGGCTATCGCTGTGTCTAAGTATTCGTCTGTTTTGATTGATGACAGTACACGCCCACGTAGATTTCAGATCCACTCTCTGAATCCTGAATTCTTTCGCCGTAGCCGCGCTCCGCGCCGGTTTGATGAAAAACTCCAGAACGAACTCTATATGACGCAGGACGAAAAGGAACGCCGGGAGCACCAGCCTTGGGTAATGGCGCGTCAACTTTTCAATAAGGTGGCCCGTCAGCACCGTCATTACGGTAATGCCACATCCGCACGTATCTGATTGATTGCTTGCCCGTTCCGGGCCTTTTGACATGTGACTTTCGTTACCCTCGCGTCAAAAAGAGTTTTTACGAAAGGAAGCATAAGTGACCTGGGACGATCACAAGAAGAATTTTGCTCGCCTGGCGCGAGATGGTGGTTACACCATCGCACAGTATGCCGCCGAGTTTAATCTTAACCCTAATACTGCACGTCGTTATCTCCGTGCCTTCAAAGAAGACACCAGGACAGCGGACAGCCGCAAGCCAAATAAGCCAGTCAGGAAGCCACTAAAAAGCATGATCATTGATCACTCTAATGATCAACATGCAGGTGATCACATTGCGGCTGAAATAGCGGAAAAACAAAGGGTTAATGCCGTTGTCAGTGCCGCAGTCGAGAATGCGAAGCGCCAAAATAAGCGCATAAATGATCGTTCTGATGATCATGACGTGATCACCCGCGCCCACCGGACCTTACGTGATCGCCTGGAACGCGACACCCTGGATGATGATGGTGAACGCTTTGAATTCGAAGCTGGCGATTACCTGATAGATAACGTTGAAGCGCGGAAGGCCGCGCGCGCTATGTTGCGTCGGTCCGGGGCCGATGTTCTGGAAACCACTCTTCTGGAAAAGTCTCTTTCTCATCTCCTTATGCTGGAGAACGCCAGGGATACGTGTATTCGTCTGGTGCAGGAAATGCGCGATCAGCAAAAAGACGATGATGAAGGGACTCCGCCTGAATATCGTATCGCGAGCATGCTAAACAGCTGTTCCGCGCAGATAAGCAGCCTGATCAACACCATTTACAGCATCCGGAATAACTATCGAAAAGAAAGCCGGGAGGCGGAAAAGCACGCTTTATCTATGGGGCAAGCTGGCATTGTTAAGCTGGCATACGAACGAAAGCGTGAAAATAACTGGTCAGTGCTGGAAGCAGCTGAATTCATCGAGGCGCATGGCGGAAAAGTGCCGCCCCTGATGCTGGAGCAAATCAAAGCCGATCTGCGTGCTCCTAAGACCAATACCGATGATGAGGAAAGGCAAACAGCCGTCGGTGGCCCTTCTCTTGAAGATCTGGACAAAGTTGCGCGAGAACGGGCCGCCAACCGCCGCGCCGATGCCGCATTGTGGATTGAGCAGCGTAGGGAAGAAATCGCCGATATCGTTGATACAGGCGGTTATGGAGATGTTGATACTGAAGGTGTATCAAACGACCCATGGCTGGAACAAGACCTGGACGAAGACGAGGAGGAAGACGAAGAAGTTACCCGCAAGCTATACGGGGATGATGATTAATGGCCAGAAGTTGCGTAACGGATCCACGTTGGCGCGAGCTGGTGGCGCTATATCGTTATGACTGGATTGCTGCCGCTGATGTTTTGTTCGGCAAAACACCTACCTGGCAGCAGGATCTGATTATTGAGTCTGTGCAGGAACAGGGTAGCAAGACATCTGTTTCGTCTGGTCACGGTACCGGGAAATCAGACATGACTTCTATCATGATCATGTTGTTCATAATCATGTATCCCGGTGCCCGCGCCATTATCGTTGCGAACAAAATTCAGCAGGTAATGACCGGTATATTCAAGTACATCAAGATAAACTGGGCTACTGCCACCAGCCGTTTTCCATGGCTTGCTGATTATTTTGTTCTGACAGAAACCGCTTTCTATGAGGTTACTGGTAAAGGTGTATGGACTGTAGTACCGAAGGGCTTTCGTCTGGGAAGTGAAGAAGCTCTCGCCGGTGAACACGCAGATCATCTTCTGTATATTATCGATGAAGCCTCCGGTGTCAGTGATAGAGCTTTCGGTATCATCACCGGTGCTCTTACCGGACAGGATAACCGCATCTTATTACTGTCACAGCCTACACGCCCAAGCGGCTATTTCTACGATACTCACCATAAACTGGCCAAGCGTCCTGGTAACCCTGATGGCGTTTATACGGCGATCACGCTTAACAGTGAGGAATCACCGCTGGTAACGCCAGCATTTATCAAAATGAAGCTGGCGGAGTACGGCGGGCGTGATAACCCTATGTACATGATTAAGGTACGCGGACTATTCCCTAAATCACAGGATGGCTTCCTTCTTGGACGTGATGAGGTTGAACGTGCGACGCGGCGGAAAGTCAAGATTGCCAAAGGATGGGGCTGGCTTGCATGTGTGGACGTTGCTGGTGGTACGGGACGGGATAAGTCCGTTATCAATATCATGATGGTGTCCGGCCAGAGAAATAAACGCCGTGTAATCAACTATCGAATGCTGGAATACACAGACGTTACAGAAACGCAGCTTGCCGCCAAAATTTTCGCAGAATGTAATCCTGAGCGATTCCCAAATATCACCATAGCGATAGACGGCGATGGGCTGGGTAAAGCAACGGCGGATCTGATGTACGAGTATTATGGTATTACCGTACAGCGTATACGCTGGGGTAAAAAGATGCATAGCCGTGAAGATAAGAGCCTGTACTTTGATAAACGTGCTTATGCCAACGTTCAAGCCGCAGAGGCCGTAAAATCTGGTCGTATGAGACTGGATAAGGGTAATGAAACTATTGAGGAAGCGTCGAAAATCCCTGTAGGGATTAACTCCGCAGGTCAATGGAAGGTGATGAGTAAGGAGGATATGAAGAAAAAACTCAACCTGCACTCACCAGACCATTGGGATACATATTGTTTCGCTATGCTGGCGGATTATGTTCCCCAGGATGAAGTGCTTAGCGTCGAAGACGAAGCGCAGGTTGATGAAGCTCTGGCATGGCTTAATGAATAACTCATTGACCATGCCGGATAGAAACTATTGCGCGCTTTCGGGGTTGTCGTTTACTGGCTGCCCCTTCTTAGTTTTACGGCTGCGCGTAACTGATGCGGCTGATTTGACCTTTTTCTCTTCGCGAGTGATGGCAATTTGTTTTTTACATTTTCAATATCTGCCAGGCGATATATTTTTGCCTGCGGCCAGCGGTCGCAGATGATCGGTTCTATAGAGTCATAAAGGCTAAATTTTGCTTTTTCGAATTCACCGTTGATGATGATTCCATCACGGAGAGTTTCATCGCAGATAAACACACCACACAGCGGCACATGGTAACTAACTGATTTACCATCATTGTAGTTAGGGCTACTGGAAATGTAATGGACGCGCAGCATTGTTTCGCTAAAGCCGTGTACACGCATACGGAATTTTTCATCCTCCGGGTACTGCTTCATTAGCTCTTTTGTTGCTTCCAGGTTCTCTATGTATTTCGCACTGTGCTCATTGATCCCCGCGCTTTTCTGGATGCGAATGTCCTTATCAATCAGATGAATAATGCGGCCAGCGGTCATGTTGACGCTGTTCACAGCTTCTGTCTGATAAGTTGTAACCTTACGCACACCGCGAAGGATGTTAGGCACTGGATATAAAATAGTCTTTGGGATATTGAGGTCTGGGTACTGTTCCAGTTCTCGCGCCATTAAAGTCCATTTATCAATTTCAGCCTGAATGCTGTCCGTTTCTTTGAACGGCAGGACGACAACCGGGCGAACAGGACGACCGTCGCTGGCGGCATCAACGTGTTGGGCGCGTGCAACAGCTTTTTTTAGAAAGAGATCCCTGAAGCTGACGAACTCCTGGTACAGTTGTTCGCCGTAGACATAATTTATCATTGATCCTCCTCCAGAATTGACATGGCCAACAACTCACAGCGGATTACACTGGGAGTTGTTGGCCACCATTATAGAAGGATCCAACGAAAATAATAGATTTATTAGTGCATTTATTGTGAGTCTGGCTGGTTAGTGGCCATGAGATATTCGATTGTGTCAGTGAGATCATCCAGGTCGTCTTGGGTGATGCGGTACTCCTGATTGGATATCTTTGAGTAGTGTTCAGCAATGGCGCGGGCAGCGTCGGTTTCGGCGGGGTCTACAGATAAAGCGTTAGAGCAATGTCTAACGTCGTCGATGGTTGGTGGAATGAAAGCCATAATTATGCCTCACTGTATTGACAACACAGAGCCTGAAGCTCTGACCTACTGTTTCACCCATGATCCATGCTGGGGTAATCTAACAACATTGCGCTGTGTGTAAGATGAGCAATGCATAGCTGTAATGCCGTTGTATAAGGTTTCCCTGTTTGCTCATTTCCTTCTGAGCCGCTCTACAACGCTGAAGACACATTAAATAGTGAATCCAAAGTCGTATTACGAAACGGCGGCAAAACTATAATTTATTAGAGCAATTGTCAAACAACTATGAAAAACAATCCAGTTTTTGGCTGGTGGAGTGGGATTTTTCTCTCAAAATTTATTGCTCTAATAATTCTTGATTTTTATGCGCAGCTGGACGTAAACTCCTCTTCAGACCTAATAACTTCGTA